ATGAACAAAATATTGTTTAACTACAATTACGGAATGGAAGCTGCAGCAATAGCCGGAACCAAAACGCAGCTTCGGCGTGTAATCAAGTTTAAGGACTTCGGCAGCAGAGTAGTACGATACACTCCTCTTCCTGGCACAAAAGGCTCTGCACGCTACCATTTGGAAGACGGAAGGAAAGTAGTGGATTATGAGACTCTATCCACCTACCGCTTAGGAGAAATTGTAGCCATTGGTCAATCGTATGCTGATGTAAAAGCATATTACGAAGGAAAAGGTTTACTTGACAGTGAAGAGTACATGGCGTTCATCAAGGAGGTAGAGGGTGCAAACAAAGAGTATTTCAATGCTGGACGCAAAGATAAGTTTCTTGTCAAGCCACACCTTATGCCGCACCATATTCGTATTCTGTCTGTGCGTACACAGCGCTTGCAGGATATAACGGAGGAAGAATGTCTTGCAGAGGGTATTCTAAAAGAAGAGCTGCAAGGAGAAACAAAATATTACATCGAAGACAGCAACACCGGAGGACGTTGCTATTTTAAGACAGCTCGGGATGCTTTCGCTTTCTTCATGTCCCAGACAGAAAAGAATATGCGGAACGTATGGGTAAAGAACCCACCTGTATATGTTTACACCTTTGAGACAATTGATTGAGCGTATGGGAAAAAGGTTTCTTGTAATTCAACTGACGGAGAGCGATAAGGCGGATATAATTCGCATGAGAAAAGAAGGTTCCACGCTTAGAGAGATTGCAGAGTATATCGGATGTGCAATTACCACCGTCGTTTACCATTTACATAAAGCTGGAATTTCAACACAGCAAAAATGGTCTGATGAAGAGACCATTATTATGATAACGATGTATAACGATGGAGTGACCTGCGCCGAAATTGGCAAACGCCTTAATCGGACAAAGGATAATATTGCCCATCGTATCTCTTATCTTAGGAAATTAGGAAACAAGAACATTAAATACAGAAAGTAATATGGCAATATTAATGGAAGAAAGCTACTGGCGTAATTCCCATTTGTCCGTAGCAAAGTATTACGGTGGTGTCAACATCAACGTGGCTGGCAAAACGAGGGAGTATCTTGTCGTAAACAAAGAAGGTATCACCTTGCAAGAGCTGTCAGATCCAAGCAGCAAACATTATGTTGGAGACGAAAATATGGCAATTCCTCCTGGAGAACCCGTAGATTTGATAGATAAAGAATTTATCAAATACTACAAGATGTTGGGAAGAGACAAGTTTATCTCGATTTTGAAGGAACATAACCTATCTTCAATTCCAGAGTTGAAGAAAATCTTTGCTTCTGCCCAATAAAACTAAAAAGGCTACTGTCCTCGCGGATGGTAGCCTTTAATGCAAATAAGATAAATACATCACTAAAAGCAACTAAACATTGATGCCCGATAGGTATAAACCTAAAAACATAAATGTTAATTACCCAAGTTTAGTAATTATCATACTGCAAAGATAGGCAAAAGAAACCGCAAAGTCTGCGAATTTACAAAGAAGTTATCAAAATACTAAGCAAAACTAATCAAAAGTAGTAAAAATCATTATATTATACTTATCTTTGCAGTTGGTTCCATAATACATTAATAGCAATAAACAATGAGTGAAAAGTTTGATATTCGAAAACTGTCAGTGAACCCTGAAAATCCAAGAACTGCGAGTGAGTTTATGGAGGGTAAATTGATAGAAAGCATTTTGGTTTTTCCAAAAATGCTTGAGGTGCGCCCAATAGTGGTGAATAAAGAAAATACAGTTCTTGGTGGCAATATGCGATTAGCGATGCTTAAAAGAATTGTCGAAATGGATAATGATGAAATCGAGGACTTCCTTTTCAATCAAAAAAAGTTTCGCCTTATGCCTAATTCGGGGAAAGAAGACTTGAAAAAGTTTTGGGCTGATTTCAAGAAAAAGCCTATTGTCCCGATAAGAAGAGCTGAGAACTTTACGGACAATGAAGAGCATGAGTTCTTAATCAAGGACAACCTTCATTATGGTGAGGACGATGTTGATATTCTGAAGCATAATTTTGACAGAGAGTCTATCAGCGATTACACAGGAAGCGTTCCTTGGAATCTGTATGACTATGACGATAAAATGAATGATAAAGAGCTCAATCTTACCAAAAAGTTCCCGGAACATTTTAAGTGTGGTTATGTAGATTGTCAAATGACAAATGCTGAGTACGAAGCATTGTGTAAGTTATTTGCTGAGTATCTCGAGCAGCATGACGGAAATGGTGACGGATTCTTGTCTTTCTTACTCTCATAAAAAAACAAATAATATGAAAATCAAAATAGAAGAACTGGTTATTAATCCGATTAATCCACGGAAAATCAGAATAGAACAAAAGCGTCGTTTACAGCAGAGCATTATGCTGTTTCCGAAGATGCTGGGAATACGCGATATAATTGTTAACAAAGAGAATGTTGTCCTTGCGGGAAATCAAAGAACTTCCGTACTTAAGGAGATTATCAACACGACTCCGCTTGACTGGATGGTGGTACTCCAAGAGAATGAGAAGTGGACCACAATGACAGAGAAGGAGCGCGAGTGCGTTTTGGACTACTGGAAAAAGTGGACTGAAAATCCTGAAGTCGAGGTATCTGTCGCTGAATTATCTGCAGAAGAAGAAAAAGAACTCATTATCAAAGACAACCAGGAGTATGGTGAGTTTGATTTCGATTCTCTCCGTCATATTTATGATGATGTGAACCTCATTAACTTCGGAATGGACGAGGGGCTTTTCTATAATCCTGACGAGGATGACACTGTTACCACTAAAATCAAAGGCTCGACACCTAAAAAGATAGATATGTTGTCATTTGGTAAAAACGGTTGTGCGGTCACAAAGGAAGAGTATGACGTACTTGTAAAGTCATACAATGACTATATCGACATGATGGGTGTGAATTACGGGTATGTAAAGTCCTTGCTTGAGCGAAAAGGTGTTCACGTCATGAACGTAACGGTAGAGCAGGATCCAAGCGAAGAATTACCAATATAAATATAGACGATATGGAAACAGTAAAGTTTAAGGACATCAAGCCGGCGGCATATAACCCAAGGCGAATTACGGAAACAGCTTTCAAGGAACTGCAAGGCAGTCTCAAGACATTGGGATTTATACTTCCAATCATTGTGAACAAAGACAATATGACCATTGTTGCTGGCCACCAGAGAACAAAGGCTGCAACAGCTATTGGTCTTGAAGAGGCTCCATGCTATTATGTATCTGGCATTGATATTGAGTCCGAGATTATGTTCAACCAAATTCATAATGGTGTAGAGCTGGAGCCATCAGAGCACAGTATTTGTTTAAAGCCGAGAGAGACGGGCAAATTCTATGATGATATCCCAGTAGAGGATTTTGAGATTAAGGATTGCGTTGCTTCGGTAGTAAAGGATATGTGCCAGCTTATGGTTCGCTATGGCGACGCTCTCTGCGTTATTGTAATAGGCAATGAAGTCGTTTTCGGCAACAACTATTTGCAGGCTGCAAAGGCTACAGGCTTTAAGGTACACGCATATTTCCTGGATGAAAGCTACCGCGCCATGTTTGATTATTATTTCAAACAAGATTATGGCGTTTTTAACTACGAACATATCGAGCGTGAAGACTTCGTTCAAGGTTTGGCGCAGCCTCCACGTCATGGCGGCATAGACTGGTCCGTTCTATATCGTGAGATAGTTCCTTACCTCACAAGCGATGAAGTTGACCGAAAGAAAGTGCAGATTCTTGATTTTGGCTGCGGTAAAGCAATGTTTATAACGAAGCTCCGTAAGACACTCAATTTCAAAAACGCTATAGGACTGGAGTTTTTTAATCACAACACCAAGGGTATTTCGATTGAGAAAGGTAACGAAATGATTGACAACTTCATTGCTACAATAAAGGCTAACGGCAAGTTTGACGTGACTATCTGTGATGCGGTTGTTAATTCTGTAAATACACAAGAGGCAGAAGATGCTGTATTTGCTTGCCTTAATCTCTTTACGAAGATGGGAGGTCGCATTTATGCTTCCGGTCGCTCCATGGAGTTTGCGAAGAAAGAGCTGAACCTAAAGCGCAACTCGTCAGACTACATCACGGTTAAATTCTTTGATGAGAACGGTCTCACGGCCATTATGCGTGAAGGCCAATGGTTCTTCCAAAAGTTCCTCACTCAAGAGAATGTAGATAAAATCCTCGAGCGATATGGCTTCAAGACCTTTATGCGCTACCACAAGAGCGGTTATTGGGGTTTCGGAGCTTTCAAAACAAAAGAGTTGACCAACGAGGAGTATGCGGCAGCAGTAGATTACGAATTCAACCTCAAGCTGCCTAACAACAAATCCTACAATCGCCACGAAGAAGTCAAGGAACTTTTCGGCTTAACAAACAAGTAGTTATGGAGTATGTCAAGTTCACCGATATAAAACCTGCCGATTACAATCCACGACGGATAAGTGATAGCGCTTTTGCAGAACTGAAGAGGAGCCTTAAAACCCTTGGGTTCATCCTTCCTATTATTGTGAATAGGGAGAATATGACCATTGTGGCAGGACATCAGCGGACAAAGGCGGCAATGGCTATTGGCTTGACAGAAGCGCCATGTTATTATGTGTCGGGTATCGACATTGAGTCAGAGGTAAGGTTTAACCAAGTACATAATGGAATAGAACTGGAGCCAGACATTCACAGCGAATGCTTAAATGTCAGGGCGCCAGGATTCTATGATGACATTGCTGCAGAAGACTTTATAATTAAGGATTCTAAAGCGACTATCGTGAAGGATATGTGTCAGCTCATGGTGAATTATGGTAATGCTTTGTGTGCTATCGTAATCGGTAGCGAATGTGTGTTTGGTAATAATTACATTAAGGCTGCAAAGATTACCGGTATGCCGATTCATTGCTGTTTCGTAGAGGAAAGCAAGAGATCGATGTTTGAGTATTATTTCAAGCAGGACTATGGAGTATTCTCATACGACCACATTGAGCGAGGAGATTTCGTTCAAGGACTTGCCCAACCGCCAAGACTAAAGGTTTTGCCTTGGTCTTGTCTTTACGAAATTGTAGTTCCCCATCTTCAAAACGAGGACAGAAAGAGCGTGAAGGTGTTCGACTTCGGTTGTGGAAAAGCTCAATACATAACCAAACTCCATAAGCAACTTGGTTATAGAAATGCCATAGGTCTTGAGTTCTTTAACCATAATACAGTTGGAATATCTGTAGAGCACGGTCAAGAAATGGTTGATGATTTCATCGCTTTTGTTAAAGCCAATGGCAAGTTTGATTATGTCATTTGTGATGCAGTAATCAATTCCGTAAATACCCAAGAGGCGGAGGACGCTGTATTAATGTGTCTTAACCTCTTCTGCAAAATGGGAGGAAAGATTTTCATAAGTGGAAGAAACCTTGAGTATATGAAACAGCAGACAGAGGCTAATCGAAACACAACGCCTATGATGAGCATCAACTTCTTTGACGAGAATGGATTGACTGCCATAATGAAGCAAGGGCAATGGTTCTTTCAAAAGTTCTTGACCGATGAAGATGTGGATAAAATAATCAAACGAATGGGCTTCGATGTTTTTGTTCGCAAAAAAAGTAGTGGTTATTTCTTCATTGGGGCGTACAAGACCAAGGATTTCTCCAAGGAGGAATACGCTAAGGCTGTCGATTATGAGTTCAATCTAAAGCTACCTAACAACCGGCGATACAACCGACATGGTGACGTGAAAGAGCTGTTTGGGCTTATATAGCGAAGGACTTGCAAATAAGATAAGTAAAGCATTGCTAAAACTTGCATATTTGATAAGATTTTACTATCTTTGTAGTGGGCAAGATTAAAAAATCAATCCCACAAAGTAGTTTAATTAATCAAAGATAAAATGGTAGAAATTAAGTATGCCGAAATGAAGGGAGTGTATAAAATCCTTTGGCTGCGTTATATCTACGGAGTCGATTTGACCAATCATTGTATGAAATCTCTGCTTGGTCATAATGACAAAAGAGTGCGCGGTTATATGAGATATCTGCATGACCTCAAGTTAGAGGAGGCGCGATGGTATTACCTCTGTGGCGTGGATCAGAATTTCATCTGGGAGAAGAACCTCCACCTTGCATTTGTGGAAAGCGCAGGGTCGGAAATAATACTCGACAACGAATTCATCAGATGCCATATCGTAAATGCCCGTCAAGTAAAAATTGACAACACGAGTATCAACTGGAGCCTGCCTCAAGCAAGAAACAAATTGTTTAACACGTGTCGAAACTGGTGGTTCGCTAACTGGCTTGCCAAACGGGGAGCTTATCAAGCGGTCGAACAGAAGACACTATTTGATGATTACTGATAAGTATGAAACCATCACTTGATGAATTCCAGGAACTCTTACGGAAGAGTGGCGGTAACCTCACAAAGGCTGCACAGCTTTTGGGGGTTACTCGCCAAACCGTATGGGGCTGGACAAAACAAGACGCGTCATTTAAAGAGGCGCTTGAAAGCGAACGAAAGAGAGTGTTCGACAAATGTCTTGACGTGGCATATGCGGTAGCTATGGGTGTGCCGAGGATTGACCCAAAGACCCAAATGATGACGGGTTGGGAGGAAAAGCCGGACTCACAAATGCTACGCTATCTCCTTTCGACATTAGGTCGCGATGAGGGATTTGGCGAAAAGCATGATGTCAATATAGAAAACCCATTGCCTACAGCTATTAATATTGTTGTGTCACCAAAGAAAAAACCAGGAGACGCAGAATGACAAACAGCATATACATTAGCAAGACGGCAAAGTGTTACAAGATAATGTCAGACAATAGTCCTGCTGTACTCCTGTTCATACGCAAGATTCCATCTGCAGTATATAATGCGACGGACAAATGCTGGGATGTAAATATAAAGGACGCCATCTTTGTTCGTCACCTTGGGGAATATCTAAAAGAAAGAGGAATTGTCAAGGATGTTATTTTTCAAGAGAGCCTCGAAGACGTGAATGTATGGGCGGACAACATGCCCGACCTTGCATATCCGTACAAATTAAAATTTGAACCATACGATTATCAAAAGAAAGGCATCCAGTATATGGTTGAGCACAAACGAACGTTCAATGGTGATGACATGGGTCTTGGAAAGACCTTTCAAAGTATCGCAGCCGTGAGTATTGCAAAAGCATACCCATGCCTTGTCGTGTGTCCTGCAGCCATGAAAATGACCTGGAAGCGAGAATTCATGAAATTCATCGGCAAGAATGCCGTAATCCTCGACAACGAAAACAAAGACAACTGGCAACAGATGTTCATTACAGGAACGTGCAATGTGTTCATCACAAATTACGAGTCCGTGAAAAAGTTTTTCATTCGCAGGATTAAAGGAAATCGCATCTCTGTCAAAAATCTCGTGGTAGACCAGAGAGCATCTATATTCAAGACCGTCATAATTGATGAAAGTCACAGAGTAAAGAACTCTTCGTGTCATTACGCAAAATATCTCGAAGCAATATGCAAAGGAAAAGAGTATATCTTTATGCTTACGGGCACACCTGTAGTAACGAGAGTACGAGACCTTGTGCAGCAGTTGAAGGTTATGGGACGAATTGATGACTTTGGCGGAGCAACGCGCTTTATAAGCAGATTTTGCTCTTCCTCTGTGACAAATGAAGAACTCGGATTGCTAAACTCTTTGTTATGGCGCACTTGCTACTTCCGGAGAGAAAAGACACTCGTACTTAAAGAACTCCCCGAAAAAATACGGCAATATTATTCTTGTGAGCTTACGAACAGAAAGGAATATGACTCTGCCGAACAAGACCTTGCTCGATATTTGAAAAAATACAAAGATGCTTCAGATGATAAGCTAAAGACATTAATCGCTAATGAGGCGATAGTCAAGATTGGAGTACTGAGACAAATATCAGCAGAAGGGAAAATCAGCGAGGCTAAGAAAATCATAGCCGACTATATCTCAGCTCAAAAGAAAGTCATTGTCTTTACAGCACATAAGAGCATTGCATCCAAAATCAAGCAGTCTTTCCCTGATGCTGTAACAGTTACTGGCTCCGACAGTCCCGAGCAAAAACAAAAGAGTGTTGATAGCTTTCAGAATAACACGGAATGCAAAGTCATTATTGTGAACATCCAAAGCGGAGGAGTTGGGATTACCCTAACAGCTGCATCTGATGTGCTCTTCGTGGAAATGCCTTGGACCTCGGCTGATTGTGACCAATGCGAATGCAGAGCTCACAGAAACGGTCAAAAGAATGTGGTCACTTGTGTGTATCTCCTTGGAAAGAATACGTTTGACGAGCGAATGTATGATTTGATTCAAAAAGAGCGCTCAACATCATCCATTATCACTGGTGCTGTAAACGATACGAGAGAGCAGATAATCACACGGATGACAGAGTTGTTGAATGTAAGCTAATAAGCTGATAATCAGCAGACAATTATAAAAGTATGAACATCTATAAAATTAACAAATTTAACAGTCCCACAAAAGGAGTATGGAAGTCACCGTTGAAGTCTTTGACAAACAGGCTCAAGCTTTGGAGTACCTCTCAGAAAACAATGAAGAGGTATCGGAGGTTCTGTATGGTGGTGGCGCCCGTGGCGGCAAGTGCCTCGGCAAGGGTACGAAGGTCAGAATGTACGACCTGTCTGTGAAGTCCGTTGAGGATATTGCCGTTGGTGATGTCCTCATGGGGGACGACGGTACGCCGAGACACGTCCTGTCTGTAAGCACGGGTGTCGAGCAGATGTATTGGGTTCGCCAACGTAACGGAATGGATTATCGGGTGAACGAGAGTCATATCTTATCGTTGCGCCATGAGCGGAGAAAGGCCAAGACACATCGGGAGAACGGACGAAAGATAGTCGATCAATGCGAAAAGGTGTGGGAGACGGTTAACGTCTCGGTACGTGATTATCTTGTCAGGTCTGGAAAATTCAAGAAGGAAACCAAGGGCTACCGCTCATTCGGGATGAACTTTGACGAGCAGTGTGTACCACTTGATCCATATTTTCTCGGTGTATGGCTTGGCGACGGAACCTCATGCCGTACAGATATAACATTCAACAACCGTGATAGTGTAATCAAGGATTATTGTCACGGAGTGGCTAAGGAATATGGATGTAATCCGTACAAAAGAGCCAATCGGGCGAGCGGTTGCGAAACTTTCGCATACACGACAGGCAAGAAGAATATGAAGAACAGGCTGCTGGATAGTTTACGCGAGGTTGGTGTCTTGAACAACAAGCACATTCCAAACGTGTATATCAAGAATAGTCGTGCTGTCCGCCTACAGCTCCTTGCCGGTCTGATTGACACAGACGGGTATCTACATAACGGATGCTACGAAATCACGACGAAATATCCTCTGCTGAAAGAAGGACTTGTGAACCTTTGTGGCACGTTAGGGTTTGTCACGCGATGCAAGGACAAATATGTGAATGGAAAGAGATATGACAGAATTGTCATTATCGGCAACAGCTTGAACGAAATTCCCTGCAAGGTGGAGCGCAAGAAATGTGGACCACGAAAGCATTACCAAAATGCCAACCATACAGGGATTGTGGTAGAGAAAGACACAGTCGATGAGTATTACGGCTTCACGATAGACGGAAATCATTTGTTCTGTCTTGAGGATTACACCGTTACCCACAATACGTTCCTTGGTTGCTTGTGGCAGACTCTTCGAAGGATAAACATGCCGGGGTCTGTCGGTCTTGTTTGCCGTGAGGAGTCGGTAAAGCTGAAAGATACGACCATCGTCACGTTCTTTGAAGTATTGTCCTTGCTGCATTACACATCAGCGGTAGACTACAACGCCACACGACTGACGGCAACTTTTAGTAATGGAAGTGTTATATACTTTCGTGACTTGAAGTTCCTTCCCAAAGACCCTGAGTTCGACAGACTGGGTTCACTCGGAATCACAGACCTCTTTGTTGACGAGGCACAGCAGGTGTGTGAAAAAGCCATTTCCGTGTTGAAAGGTCGTTTCTCTGTCTTGAACGGAAAACGAACTGACGGTTCAACTTGGCATACGGTGCCAAAGGCTCTCTACACTTGTAACCCAAGGCGCAACTGGATATATAATGATTTCGTCAAGCCAGCCAAAACAGGGACCCTTAAGGGATATAGGCGTTTTATAAAATCACTTCCAGTGGACAACCCACATATAGACCAGGCGTATATCGACAACCTATTAAGAGCAGACCCTATCACGGTTCAGCGTCTTTACTTTGGTAACTTTGAGTACGATGACGACCCTGCCACCTTGTGCGACTTTGATGCCATTAGTGATTTGTTTCATAACGAACACATATTGCCGACTGGCGGAAGAAGCTGTGCTGCGGATATAGCGGGTAAGGGACACGATAGATTTGTCTGCGTAACGTGGGTCGGAAACGTGGCTACAATAGCGGTTGATGAAGAGTATTCTCCAGGCAAGGAGGTAGAAACGACTCTTAAAGAGTTGATGATAAAGGAAAAGATACCTCGCTCGCTTACAATTGTGGATGCGGATGGCGTAGGGTCTTTCTTGGAGTCATACCTAAATGGAATAAAGGAATTTCATGGAGGCAGCCACCCTTTAGACCGGGAGAGATATACAAATCTCCGAGCCGAGTGCTATTTCAAATTAGCCGAGTTGATAAACGCCCGGAAGATACGCATCATTTGCACGGAAGAACAAAGGGAACGCATACAAGACGAGCTTGGTGCCTTAAAGCAGGCTGACATCGATAATGACACAGCCAAAAAAGGCATCATAAAAAAGGAAGTAATGAAGGCTATCCTCGGCCATTCTCCTGACTATATGGATGCCTTGATGATGTCGATGTTCTTCCGTCGAAGCAAGCCAACAACAGGAGCAAAAGTCAAAGTAAAAGTAAGAAAAGAATAATACAACGATTATGGTTATAACAATAAGAGAAAAAATCTTCCTTCGCATGAAGGAACTTGGTGTTAAGAACAGAGCTGTTTGTGTCGACCTCAATTTCAAGGAGCAGAATTTCTCTGCGTTTCTGAATGGTCGTCGCACGCTTCCGTATGATGACCTTGAGAAGCTGTGCATGTATCTCGGTCTCACTCTTGAAAGTAAAGAAAAGGAGGAATGATTATGATAGTCATTAAGAACAGCATTATACCAATCAAGGGCTTCAAGGCCCTGTTCTTCTTCGGCGTTTTGTTTGTGCGGAACGACTTAAAGAAGGGCATCAGCTATGTGGACTTGAACCACGAGTGCATCCACTCAAAGCAATGTGTTGAACTCCTTGGCGTGTTCTTCTACCTTTGATACATCATTGAGTATCTGATACGTTTGCCTCTGTGTGATTTCGATACTCATACTGCCTACCGAAGCATCTGCTTTGAACGAGAGGCGTACAAAAATCAGGAAGATTTGGAATATTCGAAAAAGCGCAAGCATTTTGCTTGGCTTAAATATGTAATTAACAAATAAACGAATAATATATGTTCAGAGAGAAAATTAAGATAGCGATTGGAGCCAAGAACCTCCGAGTCTGCCAAGTGGCTACAGAATGTGGAATTGTAAGCACAAGCCTGTCATCGTACCTCAACGGCTCAAGAGGTCTGAAATACGACCAACTGGAGAAACTTGTGGCGTATTTGGGTCTTACACTTAACCCCAAGAAGGCCTTTCGCTTCCATTCGAATTTCATAGAGCAGCAGGAGGCAGAGCGTGAAGCTAAGATTGCTGCACGGCAAAACGAATGAACGGCATCGTTCAGTAAAACCTAAATGCAAATAAGATAATTATCGCTAATAATAGCTAAGTTTGTCCGATATGAAGAAGAACAAATCACGATACAAAAAGCATAATGGTGACGAGTGCTCCTATAAGGACTTTCTTGTAATGCTTCCATGCTGTGCCGAAAAGGTACAGAAGGATTTACTTGAAAGGCTAAATGCGCAACCTCGCCCTTCTTTTCTTTGTGGCGTTGAGGTCCCTAAAAACCTCAATGCCTTGTCGTATGGTACGCTTGACGACCTGCGTAGTGCAACTGCTGCAGAAGATCCGATAAGCGAATGTGTGCGCATCCTCCTTGACATCAGCTCAGTGGACCTTATGAACGCTGATGTAAACGATGTGTTTGGCTTCCTCTCGTTTGTCAAAGAAGAACTGAAGAGAATAAACAAGCTGTTCGGAGACATCAAGCAGACATATTCCAAAGAGGAAGAAGCTGCCGGCGTTCGTGATTTGGACTTTGGCAGCTTCGGTGTCCTTGACTGGTATGCAAGACGAATGGGCATCACCAATCAGAATGATGTGCGCGATGTTGCTTGGGTTCGTATCTACCAGTGTATGAAGAACGACAATATGCAATCCGAGTTTGAGAGAAGGCTTCACAAGCAGTATATGAACAATAACAAAGTTAGGAAGCGTTGATATGGGAAATACAGAATTAAAGGGTACAGCCAGATACGGAACCGTCGAGCAGAAGATACGTTCCATCGTTGAAAGTCTGGAAGGTGTTGCCTATATGTTCAAGAACTGGTCACAAGCCAACGATGAGATAGACCACATCGATGGGCCTACTATCATCTATGTTCTTCCTCCATCGGGAGACCTTGATTTTGATTACTCGCAGGTACGCGACTATCCGCAGAGTCAGATTGCTTTTGTAGCCTCAACAGAGTTCGACTTTGAGGGAGAGGAGAATGACAACATCATCGAGCAGATGAAGCGCTTGTGCATCCGCTTCGTGAAGAGCCTTAATGAGAGTGGTCTGTTCGAGCAGATAGAAGGTAGACTGTCTTACCGTGTGCTGTATGACTACTTCGACCAAAACGTGACAGGCATCGTTATCACGCCACCTCTCATAGAGGAGGAAGGTGTTATCATTTGTACTGACGAACATCGTTCTGAGGACGAGAGTGAAGGAGAATAACCTATGGCAGCAGCAAGTATTCAAGACATCATCAAGCAACACCTTGAAGCTGTCAAGACGGGTATTATACAGCATATGTCGCAACAGGGACGTATGGCAAGTGGAAAGTCTGTTGCTTCTTTGGAGGTCAATGTAAGCGCCGATGGTGGGTATCTTGAAGGTGCAAGCAGCTTTCTCACGATGGAAAGAGGTCGAGGACCGGGTAACGTTCCGAGAAACTTCACGAGCATCATTCGTGACTGGATTGTTGCCAAGGGTATATCGTACCAAAACCTCATACCAAAGAACGGCACACCCGAGCAGGGGTTGACTCGTCTAAGTGGTGCTATCGCCTACTCGATAATGAAGAATGGAACAAGGCTCTATCGTGATAAAGGTTATAACGATATCTTCGATACAGCCCTCAAGGAGGAGCTTGAAAAGATAGCAACAGAGTCCGCTGGCGTTTTCGATATGGAAATAGACAAGATACATCAAGACAACGAAAATACATAAAGCAATGCGAACAGAAAGAATATCATATACGGTAAATGGAGTAGAGAGGTCTGGTACAGTAAAATATCCAGACCTTTGGTGTTTTGCGTTTAATCCCAACTACATCGAAATAGACCTTAATGATGAATCGGCAAACAACGTTCTTGCTGTTTCGTTACAATCAGACAGTGGTAGTTACACTCTAAACGCCTCATTGTTCCATGGTAAAGCGTCGGTATATATATCCAAAACACTGCAGTTGCTTATTGGTAGCCCTGAGAAAATAAGGTCTGCCACCGTCTATATATCACTGACGGACAGTGATGTAAAGATGCTTGCAAGTGACCTTACGCTAAACGCTGTTTGGGGAAGCGTGAAGATTGGCGAGCAATTTGGCAAGTACGGAGCGTTCAAATGGAACGGTAAAGACCTTAGTCATATCCGTAATGTCGTGTGGTTTAGGAACTTTCCTTTCTACGTTTCCATGTTTCGTGCCGAAAGTGGAGAATTAACCTCTGCCAAATTTGACGGCAACGAAGCGGACGCTAATGCCCAGATATTCCGATACAAAATAGACAAGGTCGTAACTGGTAAACTGCCGACATTTCCAGCCTATTCAAGAATACTAACAGACCCCTTTATCGTCCTCAACAAAGAGCACGGTGTAATTTATGCCTTAGAGGATAGTCTTAGCACAACAGCTTATGATTCATGGACTTCAAATAGTGGTGGACGTTGGGATTATGTAAAAGTAGATGGCACCATACGAACAGATACCGAATTTGCCTATAATGAAGAAATTGTTCGCTGGAACAATGACACAAAAGAACTTGAAACATCGCTGATTGGTAACGCCAAAACTGACGGCATTTTTGACCTCAACCCTGCTATCTCTTTCCCTAATGCGATAAGGACTGCCCAATATAATATTTGTCTTGAGAAAGTGACGAGCGGAATATTCGATATGAATTTCAACTTTGCCTTTCCGGACATGGCGAAGATTGTGAATGAAACGGTGAATATGCGAATTTGCAATGACAAGGATGGTTTATACATACGCTGGATAGACCGTTTCGGCTTTCTGCAGTTCTATTTATTCCGTGAAGGGAAGGCTACGGTAAAGACCAAACCTTCATCAGACACGCTTCAAGTTGAGCGAGAATTCGGAGGAATGTTTTTTGGGGGTATGGAGCGAGCTGCAGAGATAACAAGCGAAGAGACCATCAAGTGCTGTGCAGTCAATCTTCCAAAGGACATCCTGGAATATGTCAAGACAATCGTCAGTGCCCCAATCGTTGATTTGTATCTCGGCAAGAACAAAGGCGGCACGGAATTGTGGCTCCCAATAAGCGTAAGCAGCGGAAGTTACTCTACGGATCCAAAGACCATGTTGTCCGATTATGAAATCACTATCGGAAAAACAGACAACTCAAGCCAAACACTATAGTTATGATAAAAGAAGAGCTTTACATAATCAAAGATGGGGAGAAGTACAATCTCGACCTACCCACACCCTCAGGTATTACATTGAAGTGGGTCAGCAATCTATTCTCAGACATATCCAAGCTGACGTGTTCCTATTCATATACGTTCAAACTGCCTATGACTGCAAACAACCGCAGAGTGTTGAATATTGCTGACGACATTCGCCATTCTTCAGTATTTGCAAGAATATCCGTTGATGCAGAATTTTACATCAACGGTGTGTGCTTGTGTCCCAATGCCAATCTTCATGTGTCGGAGATTGGTGCTTCTTCATTTTCGTGCGTAATGACTTGGCGAGTACTCAAAGCGTTTGAGAAGATGAAGAGTGATTCTATAAATCTTAACGAACTACCATCAATAGGTACGTTCGTATGGAAAACAGGTGATGATAGTCTTGTGTATGGGTTCCCGACCCATGCCCACACCAACATGGAGGATGTGCTTTATCCCAATTATGATGCAGGAATTGCATACGAGGAAGGTACGCCACCGAAGCCAGTTGTACCAGTTTATCGTCTGGTGCAACTTATCAACGATTACTATGGAGTCAAGTTTATGCTTGGTCGAGAACTGGCAGAGGGAATGGGACTTCTGCCTAAAGCCAACTTCAACAACAAAAGGTACTATGGCAAGAATGTGTACGATGATTACTTGACTTATGGAGTATTGCCAATTACAGGCATAGGTGTGAGTAGTGGAACAAAAAATAAGTTTACTATTGCGAACGTAGAAGGAAAGTCCATTTATGATAATACGATTGATGTTGGCAGCAAAGAATACAGGGCAAGTTGGCAAAGCTGGGTCGTTACCTCAACTAACCAAGGAACAAAGGACAGTATAAGAAGCGTTGTTTATGAGAAAGACAGTGATTTGAGTAATTGGCACAGATATGCAGACATAATGGGAATTTCTTTCAATGGGAATAAATATATTCAATCAACCGTCTGTGAAATATCCAGCGAAACGACATCTGTGAACGAAGAAACAAGTAAGCATCTATATGGTAAAGGAGGTGGACAAACATCTGGCGGAGTCCATTTGTGGACGCATTGGGAAATTTATGCTTGTACGGGAGTTTTGAAAGACAGCTTTACTTTGCAAAAGGTAGTCAAAGGCGGTAATTTTAAAAGTCGCTATCTCTTTCGCTGTCTTATCGACAGTGAACTGCGTGGAGAGGCAGAAGTGCGTGTTTCCAAAGAGGACATAAAAGCTAAGAAAGCAGAGGCAAAAGATTACTGGTGGATATATCTGCTGCAAGTCAAGCAAGGTGAGAACGATGAAGATGCCAGCGTAGACGTGTATTCGGAGGAATCCGAGGATTGGATGGGGCTGCGCTCTATCTCTCGTGAGGAAACCGACACAGAATATATTTACAAGTTCGACTTCGGCGTCAAGTATGATGTCCGTAAGCTCTCTATTGACGCTGCAGACGATGATGAGGTCGGTCTATGTTTTTGGAGCGGAAGTTACGAAGAAGGTTGGGCAACGAAAGACGCTGACAGCAAAGTGACAGGTACTGGTACGAAATACACCAATACAGCAACATTCTCATATTTGAGAGTTGCAAGCATAACGCCGATAGTCCAGTTCGACGGACTACCTGCAGAAATTGGCATCATTGAAAACTTGCCCGACATATCTTGCTTTGATTTTCTTAAAAACTTGTTTTACTTAAATGGCGCTTTGCCGCGTGTAGAGAAAGACGGAGTAACTATCACCGCCATGTATTACAACCAGCTACGCGACAGGGTCGTCAATGGGGATAGTCTTGACTGGTCAAAGAAACTGCTTTCTGGAGTAAACAAAAATCCAACATCGGCAAAAACATATAACTCAAACTTCGGTCGAGAGAATTATTTCCTTATGGCAACATCAGAAAAAGACAAGACCGACGAAGAAAAACTTGAAGAGGTTGAGCTGTATGGTAAAGGTTATGGTCAAATAGACATCGATGACAAACGGCTTGACGAGGAGAAAAATGCGTTCACATCATGCTTTTATCCTGGCTTGCGACAGGATTTGGCATACCCAAATTTGCTGACTGGCCGAACTGTCAAAGTGTGGAACGGCGAGAAACAGGTGCAGTCCGACGTAAACCCAATCTATGGATTTGTGAATTACAGGGCCTTGAACTCAACATACGAGGATGTTTCTAATGCGTTCTCACGTCCTATGTTGAAAACGTATGGTGTGGATTTCAAGCATATCCGTATGGATACTTTCGAGCCGTTTGATAACACGGACGAGTTTTACGGCTATCTGAAGTCTATCCTCACTGATTATGTTATCATCAAGGAAAAGTTCAACCTCAACGAGTTCGACTTGATGAACTTCGACGAGTCTGTGCCGGTGTATCTACAGAAATATAACTGTTGCTTTGCCGTCAGCACGATACAACGAGACAAAAACGGCATCAGTACGGTGGAGCTTGTCAAACTTCCCTATGTAGTTTCCAACTACGCAGACCCAGAGGAAACAGACATGGACAAAGTAAGCTATCAATATGTACTGAAGTCATCCGTAATAGGTTTTGAGTTATCGCTTATCCGTGACTATACATCTAATAGATGCCCTATTTGCTATGAGTATTTTGTGAATAACCAGCATAAAGTATGGAGCACAACTTATAACATCCTCAACATCCCAGATGTGCAAGGGGATGGTAATGGTCCTGCTGCATATATTTCTCGCTACGTTTTCCCTTACGAGATAGACAGACTCAAAGGAGATAGTTATACGCTTGAGTTTACAGTTCCAAAAGTTGTAAGATATGCCATATCTAAGAATATCGGCATCGATACGGAGTACACAAAGGAATTAGCCGTTGCCATTCGTGTGTATTATGACGATGTAAAGTGTGAAGTAGGTACGCATAAGCTGGTTTTTACACGCAATGATTTTGGAACGCATCATGTGTTCAAGTTTATCTATGACATCTACAATGTGGAAGGCGAACTTGTAGAGCAAGTACGGAAGAAGCTGTATTATTTTGTGTCAAAACTGAACGAGTCTGTCATTTCCGATGACTTCGGAGACACCCATGAGGAGGATGATAAGCCTTTTGTGCCTTATGTCGAGATAGAAAGTGGCTCGGTTTATGCCAGCGGAATGATCGACTTGGAGGTTGGAGGGCAAGTCGTTGGCATAATGCAAGAGTCAAATGGAGAAACGAAGATAACCTCCTCCAACGTATTCGCTTTGTTCTGGTCGGAGAAAGTTGCTCCTTACTCCCATGATGCAAGTTTGTGGGACACGGATAGTTATCACCTGTTCGTGGACGTGATAAATAACGTAAAGCTGATAAAGCACGACACACCCATATCCACAGTAGATGAAGAATGCTCTTTTGAGTACCATTTCTATTTTGACGGAGAGGAGGTTAAAACTGCTTACAATGATCCTACCAACAATGTATCGATAGCAACATTCTCAAAGGAAAACATAGCCGACACTCATACGCTAAGGTTTGTGTATTCCATTAGAGACAGTAGCGGAAACGTGATTAAGTCAGAAGATTTGACACAGACATTCTGCGTCCTTGGCTTTGCAGAGAAGAAGGAAAACATAACAACTGAACTTCTGTTTGGATTTGCCATAGACCTTAAAATGCCAGCGTACGGACTGGCTAACACGAGATATAAAAAGAATGGGGCTATGTATGTCAATGACAGCGTAAACCTTGGTGAAGGACGAAAGCTAATAATCGAAGATGGCGTTACAGATGTAGGCCCGAACCTTGTGAATGGCTCATGGGAAACTAATAGCTATGGAGTATTCTCTGTAGACCAAAGCGGAACGGGTGCTTTGCAGGTAAAAACAACAGGTAAAGTAACAAAGGGTGAACTCGTCATGGAAACATGGGAGAAAACATCACTGGCACGAGTGTACTGGGACGGAAAACAGGTCGGCGTACTAAGCGAGGTGATGACAAAAAACGGTTACACGGACGAAACTCATTCGTTGAAAATAGAATACGATGTAGTAGACAAGAAGGGGACGGTAACAGAAACGAAAACATTGAATGTTACTTATCACTCCACCTGCTATTTCAGCTAAATTGCAAATAAGTAAATACACAAAATATGGCAACAAGTCAAGACACAAAGGTCAAGATTGTAGATATACAAGTCAAGTACCAGGAGGCTGTTGATGCAATGGCAAAGTATCGGGCTGCGATAGACGAAGCCAGAGCGCAAATGAAAGCCTTGGAAAAAGACCTCAAGGACGGCAAAATCACTCAGGCTGAATACGACAAGCAGTCTGAGGCAAGCCGTGTTTTCATGAAGCAGCAGGGCGATGCTATCAATACGCTTAGTCGCCAAGTACAGAACCAGATAAAGGTGCAGAAGGAGAACGAGGGTTCGCTGAAGCAGCTGCGAGCCGAACTCTCTAATGCAACTGCTGCCTATGATGCTATGTCAAGGGCAGAGCGTGATAGTGCCAAAGGTCAAGAATTGAAGAACCACATCGTTCAGATTACCAACGAACTGAAAGGTGCCGAGGAGGGAACGCTGCGGTTCTATCGAAATGTTGGTAACTATCCAACCTCTGTTACAACTGCTCTTGGGAGCATCAAGAGCAAATTCATGGAAGTTGGCTCAACCATCGCCGGTATTGTTACTGGCGGTGGTATTATGGCATTTGGTCAAAAGATAATCCAAGTAGGTAGAGACTTTAACGACGGAATGGCTCGTGTTCATGCTGTTACACAGGCAGGCGCAGAAGACATGAAAATGATGTCAGACGAGGCAAAACGCCTTGGAGCGACAACGGCATATACAGCAGCCGAATCGGCAGGAGCTTTGGAGAACCTCACCCGAAACGGTCTAAATGCAGCCCAAGCCACAAATGCTTTGTCGCCGACCTTGCAGTTTGCCCAAGCCAATACGATTGGTCTTGCAGAAGCAGCCGACATTATGACCAATGTAAGCAATGGTTTTAATATGGGTGTAGAAGGTATGGCGCATGTAAGTGACTCGCTTTCCTATACAGCGTCACATTCTGCCACAAACGTAAGCCAGTTGGCGGAAGCATTGAAAAATGCGGCTCCATTCGGTCATGCCCTTGGGCAGCCTATCGAGGAGGTGAACTCAGCCCTTGGTGTTCTTGCTGATGTCGGCATCAAGGGGTCTGATGCAGGCTCTGCTCTCCGTATGGTAATGCTTGGACTTGCCACATCAACAGCAAAGCAGCAAAAGGTATTCGAGAAGTACGGAATAAGCATTGACCAGCAGTCTTTGAAAACGGACGGTCTTACAAAGACCCTTGAGAAACTCCGTGACTCCGGTATAATGAGTTCTGCGTCGTCGGCTAATGACCTTGCAGATGTTTTCGGTCGTCGTGTTTCTCCGCAAGCAATGGCTCTTCTCAACAATATCGATGCTCTCCAAACGAAACTCGGAGGTCTGCAAGAGGCGCAAGGTACTACTGGGGATATGTTTGAAGTATCTATGAGTACGGTCACTCAAGAAATAAAAGGCTTGCAGTCCGCATGGGAGGCGTTCCTGCTTTCTATCTATGATAGTAATTCGGATGCACTTGTTGCTCCACTGCAAGCACTCCGTGAGCTCGTCAATTTTGTGCGTGAACACTTTGGCGACATAGCGCAGATTATAGCAAGTGTGATAGCTGGAATATCTTTCGCCAAACTTATTAATGGTGCAGTGTCTGCGTTTACTCAGATGAAGAACTCTGCCGTAAGTAATGCACAAGCAGCTACACAACAAGTACAGGTTTGTCAGAACAACGAGATAGCATTACGCAGACAGACCGCTTCTCTTACGAAGCAATTAGAGAGTGCTTCTGCGGTAGAGCGCGAACGCATTGAAACGCAACTTGTAGCTAAGAAGCGTGAGCTTGCCAATGCAGAGAAGATGACGCAGAAGGCTAAGACAGCAGAGATTGCGCTATGGGAGCGAGCTTCTGCGCTTGAAACAGGAAGTGCTTGGACTAAAGCGTTTACTATTGCAAAGGTCGGAGTAACCAGTTTTGTCGCCACGGCAAAGGCTGCGTTCAAGGGATTTATACTCACCGCAGTACTGAGCCTTGCTTTCGACTTGCTAATGCGGCTCTACAGTAAACTAAGTGAAGGCAAGGGAGTGTGGGCAAACCTAAAAAGCTATGCTACCGCTGCTTTTAGGGCTATAGTCAATGCTATCATCTGGGTAATGAATAAATGTATTGACCTATACAATAAGATAGCGTTGGTGCGCTTGCCCATACAGCTGGTCGCGTTACAGTTCAAAAACCTTTGGGAGGGAGTTAAACTCGTCTTTAATCTTATCGTTGACGGAGTAAAATCCGTTGGCCGTTCTCTTAGCGGACTCGGTAAAATTATTAAAGGCGTTGTTACTCTCTCCTGGAGTGATATAAAGGCAGGAGTAAAAGATATAACGAGTAACTTTGGAAAGACCCTCCAAGAGGGCTTGGGGGACTTCAAAAATTTCGGTAAGAATGTAGCCAGCAATGTGCTTGATGCGTATAATAAGACCTTGACACAGGGCTCCGTTGCTCATATCAAGCCAATCGCTGATAGTGCGACACCCGTACAACCTAAGAAAAAAGGTGGTAAAAAAGCTAATGTCAGCACACCGACAGAAAACCCTAAGAGTGAAGGCACAACTCCTGACGCAAAAGGCGATGGAAATGGAAATGGTAAGGGCGACGGCAAGAAAGACACGAAAACCACAAAGGAGGACCGTGCCAGAGCCAAGGCGGCACAGGAAGAAGCCAAGCTCGTAGCAGAAGCCGAGAAGGCAATGCTTGACCTACTCGGTGAGTGTGTCGAGAAGAGAAAAGCCCTTCTTGAGAACCAGTACAATGGTGAAATTAACAAGCTGAAAGCTAAACTCGCCACCGACAAGACCCTTACAGAGAACTCCAAGGAAGCTATTAGGCAGATTATAGTTGCCAAAGAAAAGAAACTCCAAGAGGAGCTTGATAAGCTTGATGATGATAACATCAAGCGTAAGATTAGCGAACAGCAAAAGCAAATTGAGTCGCGTCTGTCTATCGTGAAGAAAGGCTCCGAAGAGGAATTAAACCTGAAGCTGGAGCAGAACCGGAAAAAAACAGACCTTGACATTCTCGCTCTTAAGCAAGAGGAGGATGCCGCCCAAAAAGGTGCTGCAACAGCTTTGATGTATCGCCAGCAAGTTCTTGCGGAGTTGGAGCAGTCCGGAACGGCTACGGAGGAGCAGCTTGCACAAGCCACAGCATCGGTTGAGTATGCACAATCAGAAATCACACGCATCAGCTCAGATTATGCAGAACGGCGTGCAAATAGACTGGAGCAGTCTTGGCAGCAAGAAGACCAGTTGCGCCAAGCTCACAATCAATTTATGCTTGAACAGCGACAGCTTGCTCTGCAGAACGAAATAACGATGGTTGAGCAGTTCCAGGCAGAAGAGCTTACAAGTATAAACGACAACTGGAACAACAAGCAGACCTTGGAGCAGTATATGCAAGAGTACGACATTAATGCCGTTACCGACCTTGAAATGCGTAAACTGCAAATACAGCAGGAAATGGCAGAACAAAGACTGCAATTCATACAAGACCAAGGGCAGCTTGAAACAGAGACCGAAGAGCAGTACAGCAAACGTGTCATTGACGCCAAGAAAGCTGTGTCAGACGCAAAGATTGCTCTCAACAAGGCATCGCTGAAAAATGAACAAGCCTATGCAAAGGCTATGGGTAATGTGGGTGACAGCATCATTTCTCTCATGGATGCCATAGGTGAGAGCGACAAGAATTTTGCGAAGCTAAGCAAGATTATTACGCTGTTCAAGATTACTGTTGACACGGGTAAGGCCATATCTGCAGGTGTCGCAAACGCCATGGAGCTCCCATATCCAGCCAACCTTGCAGCCGTAGCCACAACCGTAGCCACAGTTCTTGCCAATATTGCTACCGCAGTATCAACGGTTAAGTCAGCCAATTTCGCAGAAGGTGGTAAGGTCAATGGCCCTGGAACTGGTACGAGCGACTCTGTTCCTGCAAACCTCTCCAATGGTGAGTTTGTAATGACGGCCAAGGCTACGAAGATATTCGAGCCTCTGCTTACGGTTATGAACTCCATAGGTGCAGGTGTGCCAATCAGCATGAATGGCGCTTATGAAAGAGTGGAGAGTGCTGAGTCCTTAACAGATTCCTTTGCCGAAGCCGCCCGAGAAATAAAGCCTATTGTTTCCGTTGTGGAAATAACGGAAGCGCAAGAAAGAGTAAAGATGATAGAAAACTTAGATAACTTTTAGAAATGACAAGATACGAGATTATCAAAATGAATGAGCAGTTGTTCCGTCTGCTCAATGACAATGGCATAGATACGAAAGACCTTAACAATCTTCCTATGGTAGAAGAATTTCGTAAGATGAAGTCAAAGAAACACAAGGTAAACTACATCGTTGCCTACTTGAGCAACAAGTATTGTATTACCGAGCGTGGTATTTACAAGATTGTTAAACGTTTTGGAGAAAGAGTAAAAGTATGAAGTACTACAACAAGATAACAGAGAGCAAGCTTTACAACGAGAACAATGAAGATGTGCTGTGTAATCTTCCGGCATATAGCTTTTCGGTGATGATTACTGACCCTCCTTACAACTTCACAAAGTCCAACTGCCGTAAGATGTATAAAGAAGGTTCCAAGAAGCTGATAGCAAAGTCGGGGTTATACGATTACGACAGCGACCTTTGTCGTATTGGGGTGAAGTTTGGCGAGAAAGAGATAAATGCCTTTCTCGACCAGATACCGCGCCTGATGATAAAGATGAACGCCTTTATTTTCTGTGCAGAAGCACAACTTGCAGCGTATATTGCGTGGGCAGAACGTCACGGATATAAGTTTGCCATTCTCCTTTGGGAGAAGCCGTTGAATATCATCAGCAAGAAGCGTTTCTCACAGAACGTTGAGTTTATCATCCGCATATACGAGCAGGGAACGGCACTGAACAATCTTGACGAGAACGAGCTTTATAACCGCGTGTTCCATAGTCGGGTTGTAACCAAGAAGGAGCATCCTACGCAGAAGCCGACCGAGATATTTGAACGTATCATTAAGCTCACAACCAAGGAGGGCGATGCAGTTCTCGATCCGTTCCTTGGTTCCGGCACAACAGCTGTTGCCGCTGAAAGGCTCAATCGAATATATGTGGGTATAGAAAAAGACAAACGGTTCTACAGCGTTGCCGAGAACCGTTTGAAACATATCGCTAAAGAGCAGACTTTGTTCTAATCGTTATTGGGGAATATGCCATTGAGAATGACCTTGAAAACATCATCGTCATTAGATATGACATATTCTCTTTTTTCATACTGGGAGTTTTCTCCGTCCACATTCTGGATGTATATCTTGATTGAGTCTACAAAAGACTTTATGTCGTAGTATTCCAGAGGTTTAATCTGTGTCTTGAATTTAAGTTCGATTGCAGACTGAAGGTGTTGGTATTCCTTTTGAGTGATGACGCTACTTCTGTCTGTTGTCTTGCCTATACGAACCAATCCGTTGTCGTCTTTGAAATTATAAAGACCAACGACACCGTATTCTCCTTCGTAGAACTTGAAACCGTTATACACGAAACCGTCAAAGTTCTTCCGGTCGAAATTAGTTGATGTAGAATACACTCCAACAGGTTCGGTGAATACGACATTAATACGAGCCGAAGAACCGTCATTCATGCCGGTGGCAGTCCACTCGATGTTGCCCTTCGTATCGAAACGGAGAGTGTCTTTTCCTTTTAGTACGACAGTGGTGCTGTCATCAAAAATGGCAAAATCTTTTTGCGGAGCTTCATCTGTCTGCTGTCTGCCAGTTGCCTTTTGTGATTCCCTTTCACCAAACATAATAACTAAAACAGATGAGAGGATGAACCAAAAGCCAAAGAAGTACAATCTTCTGATGCCGTTACCTTTGTTCTTGAAGAAGGGAACTTTGTCGAATATCGCTGCATTTGGCTTGATAAGTGTAATGATGAGGAGTATAAAGAGTATACCGATTGTTGTTTCCATAAATGGTGATGTATGTTAGAGGTTATGTTGTTTTATTTGTCTTTTGGATGAGAGCTGCTTCATCTTCCAGATTTGGAATTCCCATGCAAGACCGACCCAAAGTGTGTGTCTTGTGACACCAATAGAAAAATCATAAGCTCCTATGTTGCTATCTGAGTTCTGAAATACTAAAGCTGCTCCATAGTCGAATCCACCCTTTTCTTCTGTAACGTGGAACTTGTTTACGATGCCGTTTTCACCTACGCCCCAATCTTCACCATCAGTGATGCCCTCTTTGATGGATGTATATCCCACCATAGGGATTAGCCTGATACTGCTTCCTGCATATTGGAAGAATGGTATCTGGTAGCCGACATGAGTAGCCCATACGGAATGGTCTTTCCACTGGTCTACACGAACATCGTTGTCATGCTTGCGTGGCCACCACATATAATCAACGTATGCGCCGTAGAATGTGGCGTTTATTCCCATTGCTCCATAGTTCATGTGCTCAAGTCCTGCCCCAAGAATACCTATTGAAAAACTCTCGTTCAGTTTGAATAGCTTAGGAAAATATTTGTGCTTGTCTGGTGCATCTTGTGCATGACCACTAATTGGGAGAAGGACAAGGGCTGCAAGTGCTATACTGGAAGCCATATGTTTTATATTGAATTTCATATAAAGTCGTATTTCGTTTTTGTGTGCAAAATTAATCAATTTCAGCCAATTTTTACTATGATTTGCGAACAATGTTGGAGTTTTGAGATTCGAGAATAATAGTATCGGGAAATGGCTTGTGTATCTTTTTTATGTAGAAATGATTATTCTATATTGTTGTGCGGCATTGTAAAAACATTGATAATCAGTGGAATAAAATTTGCATATACGATAAATTATGCTTGTAAAAACTTGCGTATATGATAAATTATGACTATCTTTGAAGTATAAAAATAAAGATAAAATTTTTATGAGCGTATGGCAAAATTGAACTATAAGACTGCCAACAGGGCAGCAATACACAACAGCCAACAAGGAGTGCTTGTAAACAGATTTGGCGACATTGCAAAGTGTTTGCCTACCCAAACGGAAAACTTACTGCGAAGCGGCTATACTCCTTATCACGGGCGAAAAAATATTCTAAAAGAACTTGGCATTCGTCAAATACTTGCTTCAAGTCCAGGAATGCGTGATTTGTACACGCTCAATTATGATGCAGAATACGGCACTGGTTATATCTGCAAACTAAGTGAAGAAGCTAAGGGATTAAGTGGGTTTGTAGACCTTCTTGAAGCCAAAAACAATTACAAGACGCATGTCTACTGTGACACATCGATTACGGGTAATTGCTTGTTCTTTGCCTTCTATAATAGACCACAAAATAAAGGTAGCCTTTAATGCAAATAAGATAATACAAAGTAATTAGTTGCCTGCAATGACATAGCGGACAAAAGGTGCAAATAAGAAAAATACATTAGTTTTATCAAGTTGCTCACGACACGAACTTAGTGAATTTTTACTTGCAAATAAGATAAACTTTTCTTGTTGAAAACTTGCATATATGATAATAAATCACTATCTTTGCATTAGCAAATAAGATAAAAGAGTAATCACTTAAAGTTCTAAACATTATGGCAATAATAACAAAGGCATTCAAGTCAGCAACCGATCTGAAGAAGGATATGCTTGACACCGCAATGAAGGTAATGGAGGGTTTCTATTCTGATATTATCTATGACCTCGAAAAGGTGGACGACCTCGCAAAGAGAAAGCGTGACGGACATTTCTACTGGGCTGTGCGTAAGACAGGAACCCACACACGCAGCACCAATAAGGAGCTTGACGAGCTTAAGCAAAACTGGGGCGAAAGCATCGTCTTTACGGCACTTGTTGGCAGAAGCATCAAGGAGGACACTTTTGAAATCGTTTACCAAAACAATGAGGAGGAAAAATAATGGCAACTAAGATTTATCATTACCCGATAGTTGATTGCGAGCACGAAGGGGATATTCGTTCCGCAGAGTATGAAGTTACAAAAGCCGGAGGTGAAGTTCTTGACACCTATTGGGATGGCGAGGATTGTGGAGACGCTTATGTCTCCTTTACCGCTCCTGCTGATAAAATTGATGCTGTCTGTGATGAGCTTGGGTACGACACAGACGAGCTTTATAGATACACCAAGAAATAGTAAAACCTAAAAAACAAAGATATGGGACAATTTAGTTGGTTCACAATGGATACGCATCATCGCATAGTAAATGGCGAGGAGCATACTGTTTACCTTGTTGATGACAAGGGTAACAAGTGGAAGGAGGAACGCTACGAGGGTTACGGAGTGTTCGGTGGTAAGGACTTTTATGAGTTACTTGCCGAAATGAACGGGTACAGCCACAAAGACTACGAGGACGGTAGTGGTGTTATTTCTTGTCCCGATGGACGCAAGGTAGGGACGGACCACGTATCGGACGATATTAGACATATTGGCATAGAACTCGCCTTTGGAAGCGATGGTGACTTTAAGTCCAAATATCCGCAAGGCAACAATCCTAACATCAAATGGCCTTCACTTACAGAAAGTGGAGAGTATATCATTGGCATTCCAGAAGCAGACCCTGACCAGGGATTTGAGGATGTATGGGAAGGAAGCGGAGAGGACGAAGAAAACGACTGGTGTTTTGACAACGATGAGGAGGATGATTATGAGTAACGAAAACAGCTTTGCATACAACTGTCGTGAGTTCGCCCAAATGCGTAACGTTGAAGTTCTTCCGTGGGAAGAGCAAGGTGGTAGATTGTTCCGTCAGTCCATCAATCAGAACTGGATAGACGACTTTGGAATAATGAACCAAGTCATTAGCCTCAACAAGTGGCTGAAAGACCATGGCAAGATGCCGCTCTCTTTTAAGGTCGTCACGCAGGAGTGGTGGGATGTTAAAGACGGCAAACCGTTCGAGCTATGCAAGCGAAACCGGATTATCAGCATTGAAACCCCATATCTTGCAAGCCTTAACGGCGAGATAAACGAGCATACGCTTCTCATTCTTGTCAAAGGCTTGCTGCAAACACTAAAGGAGGTATGCGCATGAAAAGCAAAAGACAATCTGAGGTCTTTGTCGTATTCAAGACCGATGCACACATGTCCGTATGCAGCTATAAACTTATGGGAGTTTTTGGCACCCTTGACAAAGCTGTTTATGCAGTGATGACAAGGGGAGAGTTTGATACAGACTGGATGGAAGAGCAAGACAGCGATGTCTATGAATATATCCGCGACTATTTGAAAGAACATATGCAGACACCACTCACTGGAGAAATCAACTATGTGGTCAAAGAAGGCAACTTCAACGAGTGGGAGGAATTGTCGTGAATAGTGCGAAAAACGCTTGCAAATAAGATAAATAATACTTGCAAAATACTTGCATATTTGATAAATTATCACTATCTTTGTAATGCAAATAAGATAAACAAGTAATCACTTAAAGCTCTAAACATTATGGAGAAATCAAAAGTAAATAACAAGGTTCAAGAACTGGTAAGAAAATTTCGCCAGTTGTATTCCTACATTTCGTGCGAGGCATCAGTCCTGGAAAAAGCAGCAGCTACAGTTACCGACTTTCCGGAGGATGTAGCGTTGGACTTAATGCAGGACCACATATTGTCACAAGGGCTGGCTGATGAAGTCGTTGAATAAGGAGGTCTGTGTATGAAAAAGGCAATATTGTATCTTGACGGAGGCTTCCGTGTTCCTGTGGACATTATAAATTACCCCCCCCGGAAGGAAAATGAGACTTGGGGAGAGTTCGAAAAGCGCATAGCAGATACATTCCGCAAGGCGCAACCGAACATGGTGCACAAAATTGTAGGTATTCATATTTTTAGAAATTAAAGTTATGGATGAAGAATTATTAGAAGCTATAGAAGCAGAAGGCTGGTCAGTACGTCCTTCAATCCAAGATAAGAAGCATATTGCGGACATTGCTGTATTCAGTCCTGCAGGCGAAGATTTCTGCCCCACCATTTGGTATGGCGAAGGTTCTGCACAAGAGTTTGTTGAAAAACTCGGGGAATACATAGACGGTTATGATGTGGACGAGGAAACTTATTTGTGGCTCGGCTCAGATGGTCATGGCAAGAATGGCGCTCCATATCACATCAAAGACCTTCTGGCAGACAAAGAATGGTGTCTCAGTAAAATGAAAGCTCTTCATGAGAAGCTAAAGAATAGGTTTATAAACTAACATAAAAAACGTAATTATGAAAAAGAAAGTAGTGAACATCGCTCTTGACTTGGAGACTTTGTCAAGACGTTCTACGGCTGCTATCATCGGTATTGCAGCCAAAGCGTTCAGCCTTGGTGAAAGTAAAGTAACAGGAGAGAAGACTGAGTTCTTCAGAGCAGTTGATGGTACATCGTGTGCGATGTATGGCTTTGACATCGACCAAGCGACAGTAGATTGGTGGAGTAAGAAGCCCGAAGAGGCGAAGGAACAATTCTCGTACACTTCAAACGTGAAATACGTACTCATGTATCTGACGGACTTCATCAAAGAAGTAAAAGCAGAGAACGGTGCGGACGAAGTGGTCATTTGGTGTCAAGGAACAGATTTTGATATTTCTATCCTTCGCAACGCTTTCGTTGTTGTCAATAAGGACAGAGAAGAGAAGAATTTACCATGGAAGTATCTCAATGTCCGTGATAGCCGCACGTTCATCTATGAAGGTGTTCGCCTTATAGACCCAACTGTTGAGGATCCGTATTCTATCATTCCTCATTCTGATGGTTGGGTGGAGCATGACGCAATGTCTGATTGTCGCCAGCTCATACACAACGTAACCTGGGTGAACGACAAAATCAGCGAGCTGCTGACTGCTAACAAGTCAAAAGAAAATGCCGATGAAACAGCCGAGCAAGTTTAAAGGCAAGGCGATATATGAGCCCAGTGGTGCAGCCTACGAGTACTGCCACTGGGCTTGTAACTTATACAATGGTTGCAGCAATACTTGCAGCTATTGCTATAATCGCCATGGGATTACGTCCGCAATTCTTGGTGTTGAAACGGTGTCATTGAAGAAGAGCCTCATCGATGAGAAGACAGCGTTTGCCATTTTCGAGAAAGAGCTTGCTCAAGTAAAGAAGCTGATGAAGCCTACCGACTCGCTCTTCTTTTCGTTTGTCAGTGACCCAATGTTGCCGGAGACGCGAGACCTTACCACGATGTGCGTGGAGCACGCCCTTGAAGAAGATGTGAAGGTGCAGGTGCTTACCAAGTGCACGGACTGGGTGTTTCTCCCTTACTACACGAAAGAATTGCAACTTTTTGCTGACAGCATAGCAATAGGCTTTACCCTTACCGGCATGGAGTCAATGGAAAGCTATTGCCGAAACAACACAGCCCAACGCATCAAGGCTATGGAGAAGTTGAAAGAACTCGGTATCAAGACATTTGCCAGCATTGAACCGGTTGTTGATATAAACAAGGCTGTGAATGTTGTACGGAAAGCGAAGCCGTATTGTGATTTCTTCAAGGTCGGACTTGTTACCAAAATGGGAGTTAAATTCTCCAAGGAGCAGGTTGAGGAACTTGTGGCCAAGGTTCAATTCTATGTAGGAGGTGAAACGCCTATCTATTGGAAAAAGAGCATCCGCGATATTGTCGGTGACAAGCTTGTTGACTCTTGGGAAAACTCCGTACCATCCGACTACGATTTGTTTAACCCTGTAACAACAAAACGATGACACAGAAGCAAAAGAATATACTTGGAAATGTGTGGCGAATAGCGCTTATCGTTGCCATTTTAGCGATGGCTATATATGGAGCTGTCAATGGCAAGACAAAGATGTGCCACTCATGTTACCGCAACTTTCGTGAAACATACTTGCCAGACACAACCAAGGTCTGCCCATTCTGTGGGTACAAGTTTGTTAATGCCGAAAGCGTCCATAAGTGACAACCTAACTACTTGATATTCAGTGAAATAAATTTGCAAATAAGATAAATTTTTCTTGCTAAATACTTGCATATATGATAACTTTTGATTATCTTTGCATTAGCAAATAAGATAAAAAGGTAATCACTTAAAATTCTAAACATTATGGCAAGTTCAGCAAATAACAATTCAGTGAGAATTAACAAGAGTATGGTAATGAAGGCTGCTTGGGAGACGCTTCGCAGACATAAGGCGATGAGCTTCTCTGAAGCCCTCCGCAAGGCATGGCACGCTTACAAGCTCAAGGCTCAGATGGCTCTTGGAGTTGTTCGCTTTGTGTTCAGAAAGACCAATGGCGAACTCAGAAATGCAGTCGGGACTCTCGCAAAGAACCTTTATCAGTACGAGGTGAAGGGCACTGGTCATGCAGCTCCTGCTTGTACCATCCGCTATTGGGATTTGGAGAAGAACGCTTTCCGTTCCTTCTGCGTAGATTCGTTACTCTAATGTCTAACCGAGAGTCCGAGCGCCCTTTGCTCGGCTCTCTTCTAAAAAACAAGAAATATGCAATCACCTTTCACGATTGAAGAAAAAGAGTTTGCGAGAAACATCAAGCGTCTTGCAAATGGCGTAGAGCGACTAATCCAACTGCTTGAAGAGTCTGACATCACAAAAAATCCAAGATAACTATGATGTACCGAGGTTATAAAATCGAGCGCATAGACCCTAATGCCAATGGTAATTGGGGAAACAAGTGGGGCGTTTTTGTTGAAGTGCATGAGCATGATGGCAGAGTGTACTGGAAACAGACCTATGGGGCGAGAACGGTTGAAGAATGTAAACAAGGAATCAGCTGTCATTTCGGACGGCTATAAATCTAAAAGTTATGATAGAAAAAGACAAAATAAAAGAACTTGCCGAAGAGCTAAGACGTTTCATCGGCAATATGGAAGATGCAAGTTCATGCGAGGTGGTGGAAGAAGCTGGCGAAGTGCCCGCAATAAAAGTTGTTCCTGGACCAAAGAATACGACGGGAACGTTCTTCTTCGGAACAGAGGTTGTAGATTTCTGCCGAGGAAGAGGACTTACCTTTTGGATAGGTGCCGAAATGTCCGGTGGATATCCATACGCTTACGCATATATTTACTAATCACAATTTTAGAATATGGAAAAACTTTCATTCATGAACTGCCACAGAGTGGTTCAAGTATGCGAAGCAGGTGTTGCCGAGAATGTATATGACTTTCAGCCATACGCAAGAAAAGAGCGAGGTACTGGAATGTTTGACCAGCAATATCATCGCCTAACAAACGTGAATACAAAAGAGGATATTTATATCTCGGTAAATGCAACTGCAATAATGGGGAAATATGAGGTGACAAAGTTTAACGACAAACGACACCTTGGAGACCTATACCAGACAGCTATCTCGGCTCATAACTGGTCCTCGATGGATCCGGAACGTGCCGCAAAGGTTGAAATGGTTTCATACGAAGAGGGACTTAATGCAGACCTTGCCAATATTCCTACGGAGAAGCAAGAGGAATATTATAACAAATATCACTCATGGGTGTCTACGATTCTTGCCAAGGAAAGCCGCATAGCAAGTTCTTTTGTTACAGGACCTGCAAAGTTCAACAACTCAAAGAATGAAAAAGCCAACGCCTCATATGCGAAAGCATGTGAAGACTTCTCTGCTTGGCGTGAAAAGACATTGAAGTCAATCCGCAGAGCCATGGAGGAAGCGAAACCTCTTGAGCAACGTGAGGATGAGCGTTGGGATAAAATTCGCAACGACCTTGACTTGACCGCAAGTTCTATACGCGACATTGACGAGAACAATGCTCCGTACCATCGCAGCCTATTCGTGAACTCTCTGTACGGCAAGGCTGAAACGCTTGCCAAGAACGGAGAAAAGACCTTGCTTGACAGATATGTTAAGCGAGTTGTAGAATGGAACGATAAATTGAAGAAGCCGCTTATTACACAGCGTCACAAGTTTTGGAAGCTCCAGGAATTATGTGAACGGTGCGTAGAGAAAGCAGAAGCTCGTTCGGGAAAAGAGAGCGTGACTATCGAGAAAGATGGTTGCAGCATCGTCAAAAACTACTCTATTGACCGCCTTCAGTTGGTTTTTGACGGAAAGCCAAAGGCTGAGGTCATAAGCAAACTCAAGAGTAACGGCTTTAGGTGGTCTCCGTCAAATACAGCGTGGCAGCGTCAGTTGACAAGTAACGCCCTATATGCAGCAGCAAGGGTTGTTGATGTTACCGTGGAAGAGCTTAGAAGAGCGCAGTAATCAACGAAAAGGCATCCGTCCGTTCCTTGGATAGATGCCTTTTTCCATGCTCGTCGGATGGATGAAATAAACTTGCAAATAAGATAAACTTTTCTTGCTAAATACTTGCATATTTGATAAATTATCACTATCTTTGTAATGCAAATAAGATAAACAAGTAATCACAAATTAAAGCAAATAAGATATGATACTTACACAGCAAACATTGAATGCCATCAGCGCATCTATTGAGAACGCAGAGTTAGAAGACGGTTGGTCAAGCGAGATTGAGGACGAAATCGAGCAAGACAAAATTGTCATCTTCATAACCTACAAGGTTTGTGGAAACTACGTTGAGGAGTACAACTACCATTCAGAGGTGCCGTACAACTGCTACGAGAATGTGTCTCACACCGATTTTGAAGATGCCGAGATATTGAGCATCGAGGCGTTCGACGAGGATGGCGAAGAGGTTGCAATCGAGAATTTGAGCGAGGTGGAGTATTATAACTAAGACAAGACTATGGAAATCAAAGTGAACATTCCACAAAACGACTACATCCAACCGACAGAAGTTCGGGAGGATGTAGTACAGAAAATCTGCGATGTATTCCTTGACAATCGCGGAGGGTATTATCACAACATCTTCCACCCAGTGAATGACGGAGGCTATCGTGTAAGAACGCTTGGTTTGCGTATTCACAAGAAAAGTGGCAGGGCTTATGAGTTTGACCACAAGGCTTTGTTTGACAGCGATGATTTTGTGAAAATCCATGGCTGCGAAATGAAAGCCGCTTTTCAAGCTCTCACAAAGGCTGGCTACCACATGTACAGAGTTTATGAATATGGCTCATGGATGGGGTATGCCTGTGACAAGAAACCACATTACGAAGGAAATACCGAAGTGTTTGAATTCAACGATTTTATTGACTAAAAAAACAAATACGCTATGACAAGTTTAGAAATGGTGCAGTATAAGCGCACCGACGACATGAATAGCTTGCATCTGATGCTTGCAAATGAAAGTTCTATCTATGAACTTTGGCACGACACAGCAACTCGCTTAGCAAGAAGAGTCCTTGCCGGCAAGGAAATGGATTATGACGAGTTGGCAGAAGAATACGGCAAGAAGATAGCTCCATCACTCGAAAGACTCAGCATCCGTCACCATAAAATTTGTGGCGAGTGGCTGAAGGTTACCGATGAACAAAAGAGAATATTAGCATGGCAGTGGTTCTATAATGACATCATGGAAACTGTCTTATTTCTTAGACAAGAACTTAAATAAGTCGAGAATATGTTGCCTGATAGTTCAGAAGCCGAGCATTTGGCTGAGATATGCGATTATGACTTCAATGATTACGAACCTTATTCTGCCTTGGAGAAGCAATTCTATCTGAAAGCAAGAAGCCATTGCTTCTCTAAGGCAGATATAGGTAAGTATGTTATAGTACAAAATTCAAGAAGGAATCGAAATGTCATGCCAACGATGTATCTTGTTGATAGAGCCAAGACCAAACGTATGTGGTGGTCTCCGGCATCTATTTATGCAATGGTGTTTGAGAGTAAGTCTGCTGCCGAATATCAAGCTAAGAGGTATAAGTATAATAAGGCAAGAGTGAAGCAAATAACGCCCAAAATGGCCGATATGGAGTACTACGAAAATAATTATGAATAAGAGATAACTATGAAATACGAAGATTGGAGAAAACATCATCAAGAAAGTTTTAGCAAATTGCCGTTGAAGGCAGCTTTTAGCCAGAAGCAGTTTGAAGAAATGATGTCGGAATGGGGACTGACAACAAGCGAGGAAGATTTGCAGAAGTTACAGCCTCTTGGAGGTGGTGCTTATTGCCTGAAGACAGACTACCATTTGTTTATCGAATGGGCTGAAGAGAAGGATAGGCAGCAAAAGGAATTCTTGTCAGACGAGGAGCAGTTAAAGGACGCTCTGATATGCGAGTTTGGAAACCATGAGTGCGGTTACACTATGGATTCGAAAGAAGCGGTTCGTGAGCTCTTTGACGATAAAGAAGCAAAGAGTAATGAGCTGCTAAAGAAAGTCCTTCCTATCGCATGGAAGGAATATCTTGAAAAATGCGATGATTACTAATTATCATATTTGACTGTGGTGGCTGCTCGTCCGTGAGGATAGGCAGTTTTTTTTAATTACGTAAGGCCTTGATACACAACGAAATAAATTTGCAAATAAGATAAACTTTTCTTGCTAAATACTTGCGTATTTGATAAATTATCACTATCTTTGTAATGCAAATAAGATAAATAAGTAATCACTTAAAATTCTAAACATTATGGCAACTTATAAGAATATCCTTACCCAAAAGGGTCTTACCGAAAGCGAAGTTAAGAATATTGAGCGTGAAATCAAGCTCGATACCTACGCAAGTATCTTCAACCAGTATATGAAGGATGGAGAGAGCGGTTCAATTAGCGATGCCATTCCGCAGCGTATGCTCTCCCTCATCAAGATTGAGTTCGATGATGAGCGTGAAATGGCAGAGTGGGAAAATGACAACCTTTTCTTTGCCGCTACAGACTTGGAGCTGGCTATTGCCTATGTAAGAAAGAATGTCGATATGGAGCGTGTAGAGAGAGTCCGTTCGGTCCTCGCTTCAAACAATATGGAACTTGATGATGTGGACGAGGATCTGTCAGATGAAATCTACGACCTCATGGAGGAGTATGGCGCAGACCACGACCTCGCAGAAGGTTGGTGGGAGTATGAGGGAACAACCGAAGATGTACTGAAGGGACTTTAATATTGGCAATTATGGAAACGATAAATGCATATCCAACATTGGAAGTGGAAAGATACAATCTTACGCAAGCAGACTTACGCACCAAAGGATTGAACCTATATATCATCGTGGAGCGCGACCATAACTATTATGACGACTCAGATACAAACTTTCTGTATTTTGATGCTGAAGACAATCGACTGAAGACCGGACAGTGGACAACAAGAGGGTATTGTGGTGACTTTTACTATGACTATCCTCGTATTACGGAAGCCGACAATAGTATCAAAAATAAAGCACTTGTTGCGATGCGAGACTATGCAAAAAGTGCATCGACACCATCGAGCCTGACCACAATGTGGTGGAGAGATTACGATATAGAGGAGTTTGGAATCCCTTGTGTTGTATCGGGAGGTCGCAAATACCAAGGAGAAGGTGTGTTAGTTAAACTATACAACCACAAGAGCTACTACGGCTCTTCGGAAAGCGTTTCTTTGTGGACTGGTGAGAAGATGGAATTTGTCAATCCTCATTTCGTGAAAGTCGATGCGGACTTGGTTTTCTCCAAGATGTACGAGGTTCTTGATGATATGTCATTTGATGAGCTGTATAAATTCATCAATGAGTTCTACGACTCTCGTTATGATAATCCAACAACATTGATGTTAGAGAGAATATGTCCGATAGTTCCTACGAACCGACCTACCATTGAAGACAAACGCAGAAACTTGCGAGAGTGGGTTGCAGACAAGTTCAGCGATAAGACTCCGGAAGAGCAAGAGAAAATAACACATTGTATCATGGTGAAGAAATACGGAAAGGACACAATATGAAACTAATATTGACAGACACAAATAAAGGGTATTCCTGGAGTAACAGAAACAGATATTATCTCTGTGAAACACAGAAGGAGTACGACGAGCTTGTGGAGAAATACAAGAGCCACGAAAACTACCGTAAGGTTTATATGTTTGGATGCTATCGTGAGGTGGCAAACTCCATCCAAGTACAAATTGGTGTGGGTATCCATTGCCGACCACATACAGAAGTGAGCGATGGCTATGCAGTCCATGGTGGTCACACTTTGGATGCGGAGGGAATAACTGTCAGTTATAGAAATGGTACGTCGTCTATGGACTACACATCATACGAGCACTATATTAAACCGGGGTCTATCAAGGTAGACGAAAAGGCAAAAACAGAAAGTTGGTGGGTATGAACAAAAGGAATTTGACTCCAGCACCGATTGACAACAAGAATATTCTCGAAGATTTTGCCGACACCATTGTTAGCGAGTTCGATGACGGAATAGCGGAGCGCCAAACATTTTGGCGAGACAGGTGTTTGTATCTTGTAGATTACGCCTTTGGCACCAACCGCGGAACTGTAAAGTGTGTATATGGTAATCCAACTGACATTGACATCTTAAAGTTAAGGGATGAGTTGTCCAGATACCTTAACTGTGACGAAGAGAGAAATGCAAGCTGCTGCGAATTGGAGGTAGACGGAAAAGATATACGCCTCGCTTTCTATTGGAGAGAAGAATAAAGATTTATAGTTTAGTTTTTTAAGTGTAGAGGGACGGGCTAATTTGCGGCTCGTTCCTCTTTTTTTGTGGCAAAAACACAGCTGTTTACTGAACGATAGCGTTCACCACTATTTGATAACCTCTGACGAACACACAGCTTATTATAACTTACCTTTGCTATTGACAAAACAAAACTGCCTCATTTCTGCTGTGAGGCACGATTAATAACCCACAAGTAAGAAATGGCAAAATTAAGAATTTACAATCAGATTGTCAACGAGGAGGATAAGGTCTTTCTGCAGGACTGGTACGGCACGGACGGTGTTTGCTACAAAGACATTCCAGAGTTCCTTGACTCCATGGAAGAGGGCGACAACGAGATTGACATCAAGCTTCACTGCCCTGGCGGAGATTGCATTGAAGGTTGGGCAATCTATGACGCTCTGCGTAACTCCGGAAAGACAATCTCTGCAACCATCGAGGGCGAGTGCTCCTCTATGGCTACTATCATTCTCCTTGCCGCTCCAAAGGAACGGAGATTTGGCTTCGAGAATGCAAGAATGTGTATTCACAACCCTGCGTTTGATTGGCTTGACCTTTGTTCAAGTGAAAGACTCACGGCAGACGAGATTAACAACCTCAAAGCAAAGCTCACAGCGCAGGAGTTCTCTCTCAGGGAGGAGCAGAACAAAATTCTGAACCTTTATGTTGAGCGCACGGGGGCCGACCGCGAGGAATTGCAGTCGCTCATGAACGAAGACAAGTACGTTGATATGGCACGAGCAACGGAACTTGGCTTTATAGCCTCAACACTCGCTCCCAACACGGACAACAAGAAAAAACATAAATCATCAAAATCAAGCAAAATGGCAAAAGAACAGATTAAGATTGAGAACCGCATCGTAAAGAAGCTGCTCTCTATGGCTGGTATCGCCAAGATTGAGGACGTGCAGATCCTCGACCAAAAGATTACCGCCGCCGACGGCACCGAGTTCACCGTAGAGCGTGAGGACGGCGACCCGCAGGTTGGCGACAAGGCTTATCCCAACGGAACATACGTTCTTGAGGACGGCACTACTATCGTAGTTGCAGACGAGGTTATCGAGTCCATCACTCCTGCCGACAATGGCGATGGCGAAGGTGGCGACGGCAACGGCGAGGGTGACGGAAGCAATGACCTCAAGGCACAGGTAGACAACCTCACGCAGCAGGTAGCCGACCTTACCGAGCAGGTGAACACACTCACCTCCGAGAAGGAAGCTCTCGCAACCGACAAGGCAAATCTCGAAAGCAAGGTTACAGACCTTGAGGCAAAGGTGGCAGCACTGGAGCCAGAGGCAAAGACCGACGAGGAGAAGGCTATCCTTGATGTCGTAAACAAAGCCGGTGGCAAGGCGTGGCTCGACGGACTGAAGGATATGTCATCCACATTCACCGCAAGCAACCGTAAGTTTGTGGCTCATGGCGACAACAACGGCGGACAGCAGGGCGAGACAAGAGCACAGCGTATGCTCCGTGAGCAGCGTGAACGTCAGGAGGCAAAGCGCAAGGCTCGCAAGTAGTAATCAACATGTATAACGAATAAAACAAGAAGCATTATATGAAAACAATAGACTTCAATAGTTTTACCGTCGACAATGGTGCGATTCGTGACCTTAACGAGTTGCTTTTCACATCAATCTTTAACGACCCCGACCTTGAGCGTACCTGTACCATGGTGACAGACCTCACCAATGGTCAGAAGTTCGGCATGCTCGACTCTATGGGTGATGTCGGCGAGAGCGGCGGTGGCTGTGACCCCACCTACAGCAAGATTAAGGTTACTGGTATCGAGAAGACTTGGGATTTGGGCAAGTGGCGCATCCCTAAGTCTGTCTGCTACGAGGACCTGACCAACACGCTCGCCAAGTATGGAATGCATCCTGGCACAGAAGCAGGCGACATCACCGATACGCCTTACTTCGACAAGGTTCTTGAACCTCTGCTCCAGAAGGCTATCACCGAGATGTTCTGGCGTCTTACATGGTTCGGCGACAAGGACGCAAAGAACGTATCCTCATCTGGCATTGACACCGTTGGAGGTGGTCATATCACCGATACCATTGACCCGAAGTTGCTCAAGCCGACCGATGGCTTCTGGAAGCGCCTGCAGGCTATCATCGCCGATAATGCCGGACAGCAGACACAGATTGCAGCCAACAACTCTGCATCTAAGGCTCTTCAGAAAACAGACCTCCGCAAGTCGGGTGTGGCTATCGGTATCGTAGATGATATGCTCACCGACGCAGACTCTCGCATCTTCGACAAGCCCGACCACGCTATCATGATGACCAACTCGCTCTACAAGGCTCTGCGTAACGATGTCGTAGACAAGTACGGCAAGACGACAATGCCTTTCGAGTTCGTCAGTTCTGGTATCGGTCTGTCCGAGTATGACGGCCATACCGTGATTGTGCTTGACATTTGGGACCGCCTCATCCGCAAGTTCGAGGACAACGGCACGACCCTCAACTGCCCGCACCGCGCCGTTCTCTGCTCACCGAGCAACCTCTTCGTAGGAACTTCCGATAAAGACCGTATGTCATCACTTGATGTAGAGTTCGACAAGCGCAAGCGTGACAACTACATCTTCGCCGAGTCAGACCTTGGCACTGTCATTGGTGAGGACGACCTCGTACAGGTGGCTATCTAACAACAAGTCTAACAAGGAGGGGAGGCCGCAAACCTCCCCTTTATGAATTAAAAACATACAATTATGGCAGAAACATGTGATTACGCTCTTGCACAGGACATTTCCGTATCGTGCGAGAAACCACAGAAAGCCGGAATGATGAATAAGGGCTACCTTGTCAATTTTGATGATGTTGACTGGGCAACACTTGCACAGACAGAAAACATCGTTTCAAAGCTCGCCCTCTTGCAAGGTAGAGCTTATGAGGTAGTCGTTCCTGGCAAAACTCCATTCACGGGAACGCAGACCGCACTTGTAGTTGGTACATACCTCAACAAGTTCACTAAGACGGTTTCTATCGTGGTGCTCAACTCTGGTCCCGATGTTTCAAAAAATGTCATTGACCAGCTCGCCAATGGTCGTTTCATCTTCATTGGCGAGAACAAATACAAAGGTACAGACGACAAGAATACCTTTGAAATCTTCGGTCTGGAGCAGGGGCTTACCGCTTCTGAAATGACAAATGACAAGTACAGCGAGGACACTGAAGGCGGTTGGGCTGTAACGCTGACAGAGGAGAATGCTCCAAGTAGTGGCATCTTCTTCTTCTCCGAGTCGGTTGCAGCAACACGCGCTGCACTCGCTTCTCTCGTAAAAGGCTCATAAGAGATAGCGTATGGAAGAATACGAGATTATTATGAGCCGACTGACTGATATGAGGAGCCGTTTCGATAGCGGCTTCTCATCATCAGACAGGAGCTATATTGAGCAGCTTTACAGAAGTCTGCTCAACAAGACGGTAAGGCGTAGCGGATGCGCTGACTGCTACCGCGATGCCTTTCTTGAAATTTACACTTATCTCAAAAGAACAGGAAAAATGCCTACTAAACCCAATTACGTTCTGAAGGCGGGTGTCATTGTGCATCCCAATGGAACAAATCAGTTTTATGCAAATGCGAACATTCCAGACGAGGTTGCGGAAAAGCGCCTCGCAGAGTACCCCGAATCAATCTCCGACTTCCTCTCGTACCCGAGTGACTACCTCGCTCGTGTCGAAGCACGCAAAAATGGTGAGGTGTCTGCTCCGACAGACCTCGAAGCCATGTCGGCAGCGTATAAGGAGGCTGTGGAGGAGCGTAATGCAGCAACAATCGAGATTGCTGCAAAAAAGCAGGAGATTGAAACCCTCAAGGCGAAACTGGCTCTTACCGAGGATGAACTTGCATCCGTGAAGAAACAGCTTGAGGATCAGCCCACCGCATCAGCAGATGATGACGGCGCACTCTCAATGGAGATTGAAACCCTCAAATCAGACCTCGAAGCGGCAAACGCAGAGAACGCCGCTCTGAAGAAAGAGCTTGAGGAAGTAAAAGCCGCAGCCAGCACTACCACCAAGAAACGTGGTGCCAAGTCTGCAGAGTAACCCTTTTAAGTAATCATCATGGCAGAATACAATGAAAAGAAACGTAACGCACTCGGCATCATCGGGTGGTTCGTAGTGTCACTCGTCATCAATCTTCTCGCTCTTGTGCCTATGGTACTCCGCGAGCGTTACCAGTGGAAGAAGTACAACCTCCCCGAAATCGAGTGGTACGACATTCTGCGCTACGGCGTGGCAATCGTCATCGGCAGTGGTCTGCAAGGACTGGCACTGCAGTATTTCTTTGGAATGTAACATCGGAAACAAACAAATAACCCATTGCACTCATGAATATCAATAACGTAAGAAAGCCCAAGAAAAGAATTGACGTGAGCTATTGCTCCACGTTGAACATCCAGCTCTACGGAAGGGATAATCTCTATCCGCAGAGGATGCGTGACCTTATCCAGAGTTCACACACAGGAGGGGCTTGCTGTGAGCGTTATCAGACATTTATCGAGGGCAATGGGTTAAACAACACCGAGTTCTCGGAGTATGTCTGCAACCGTGCCGGCGATACCGTGGATGACATTTTCCGACTGATAGCCCATGATATGGCAATGTACCACGGCTTTGCCCTGCATGTGAACTACAACATCTTCGGCGAGATTGTCGAGGTTTCCCATGTTCCTTTTGAAACGTGCCGACTGGAAGAGGAAACCGATGACGGAAAGGTGGTGTACATCAACTATCATCCCGACTGGACTGGCCACAAGACCCGAAAAGGTAAGTATATCCGTGTCACAAAGGATAACACAAAGAAAATCTACACATTCAACCCACGTAGAGAGGTTGTCATGGCGCAGATAAGGAAAAGTGGCGGCATTGAGAATTACAAAGGGCAGATATTGTGGTTCTCAATGGCTGGCAAGTGGGAATACCCATGCCCGATATATGACAAGGTGGTTACAAATATTTCCACGGATGAAGGACTTGACAACGTGAAATATCGCAATGTCAGAAACAACTTCCTGCTTGCAGGTATGCTCACACATAAAAAGGGTTCTTCACTCGGAATTGACGAGAATGGCAATGAAATCAAAGACGAGAACGACAACTCTGCAAGCATCAGTGAGAGTCTTGACATCTTTCAAGGCGATGAAAATGCCTGTGCCATCATGGACGTCACCATAGAGTCAGATGAAGACAAGCCAGAGTTTACATCGTTTGAAGCGCAGAACTTCGACTCCAAATTCAAGTGTACCGAAGAGAGTGTTACCAAGAGTATCTATATAGCATTTGGTCAAGAGGTATTCTACCGAATTATCGAAGGCTCGCTTGGCTTCTCCACAGACATTATGTCTGAGGCTTTCCGATATTACAGTTCTTACACCAGTAGTCCTCGACGCGCAATCAGTCGTGCCTTGAAGCGTATCTTCGACAACTGGAAAGAGAATGTAAACCCATCGGATGATTATGAGATACAATCACTTGTGTACCAAGGAAAATAAATTTATATGGAACATATATTACAACCTACTGACGTTCGGTCGCTCGGACGACCTATCGGAAAGGTTGCTGACGAGAAGCTGATGGCGTTTATCACTGAGGCAGAGCAGCTACATATAAAGCCTGTCCTCGGTGATGAGCTGTTCCTTAGAATTCTCGACAGCAACGAGAAAGACAACAATGAAATTGCAACACTTTTAAATGGCGGAACTTATAAGGATAAGAGAGACGGACTTCGCAGCTTCATGGGGCTCAAAGTTGCACTCTCTTATTTCGTTTATGCTCAAAACCTAATGTCGGGTGATATTGAGTCCACTCGCTTTGGGTCTGTGATGAAGAACGGGGATTTTTCCACGCACATATCATCAAAGGAGCGTTCTGACGCATACAACAACGCTGTGGATGTGGCAAAAGCCTATCTTCGGGAGTGTGTCGAGTATTGCAAGGAAATTGGCCTTATAAAAGTGGTTGGAAGAGCGAAATACAACGTCGGTGGCGTTACAATCCGCAAAATCGGCAAGTAATAACCATTAGAAAGCAATAATCATGAATTTAACAGATATATCATCACTAAAGGGCAAGGTTGCCAATGGTGGAGCCACTTCGCAAGGTATTTTGACGAGCGAGAATTGGAATACGCTCGTTAGTGCCGTAGATGAGCTTCAAGGAGCCTCTATAGTTGCTGTTACGCCATCTGCAAACCCGACATCATCGTCAGTGAACGTGATTTTGCAGTTTCAGACGGGAAAAGGCAATCCAGTGCAGTGTCAGTTGGTAATTCCAGCGTCGAGCGAGGCTTCTGCCGGTGTTTTTACGCCAGCACAGCTCAATTCGCTTAAATTACAGATACAGGCGGTTCAAAAAACGGCCAACGCCAACGCGACGACTATCAATTCACTAAAAGACACCTTGAATTCTACCACAAATGCGACAAATGCATCTGCAAGGCTTATAATTCCCGTGTTTTGCAACAATAGCATCACATTCGAGACCGAAGAGGCGTTCAAGGAACGTGGAATGGATGAGGAGAGTTGTCAAATCCTCAAAAATGTGGAGTATGCAGCCCAAAAATACATTGCTTGGCACCACAAAACTGGCGAGACAATAAACATCGATACGCTTGCATTGCTAATAGTTAGTTCCGATGGAACACCATCTGTTGTTACAGAGGAATTAACAGAAGAATTTAAAGAACTGCCGCAGCTTTACGAACGCGTAACGACCGTGGAAAACATCAAGTATGTGTACAAGCTGTACGCGATTGTAGACTCGTCTAATACGGTTGTGGTTATGGATAAGACCGGGATGCTGTATTACGATATAGCGACACAGGAGTTCTTCAAATATGTATACAGAAGACCGAAACCAGGGGCGGCTCTTGGATGGGTGAGAACAACGGTTGAAGATGTGAACCTTGATGCTCTTTTTGTGTGTAACAAAAAGGTATATGAATATGTTGATGGCGGCATGGTAGCTGTCGGCTCTTCTCTTGAGATTGGCGACAAGGAAGGCACTGCCTACGAGGGCTCGAAAGGCGCTGCCCTTGAAAAGAGAGTGACGAAACTTGAAGGTAACCCTGTCAGTCCTATCTACAATGTAACGGTGGAAGTGCCTCTTTCTGATGGCGCTTTCTATTCTTTGTATAATGCCGAGTACACGAATCTGTCTGCCCTTCATGCTTCACTACCTAAAGCAACGAAAGGAATGATATTGTCGTTTGCCATTGCTAAAGGCAAATGGAAGACCTACCAGTACACATCTGAAAGCACTGAGAGAGAGGACTGGATAAACATCGACAACTGGCAGGACTTTGGTTCGCTTGCTGCAGGATCAGAAACGTACATAATCATTGATAGTCTTTGTGGTCCTCGTCAGACAACCGGTTCGGGCGGCAGTCCGCTTCCCTATGACCTCGCAAGCGCAGTGCAAGCGTTGGCAGACTATGAGAAGACAAGCCAGATAACATATCGTAAGCGTGGTCTTGTAATTTCTTATGTGATTGACGCAGACGGTACAAAGATGGAGACCAAGCAGTTCCAAGGTGCCGTCACGGACTTTATGAACCTTGAGTTTTGGAATGACTTCGGAGGCGGTGGCTCAAAAGTCGTTACATCGGACAACCTGGAAGTGAATGGCACTGATGCGTTCTCTACTGGTGGCGCAGCACGCTACATCCCTGTTTCGGGAAAATTTGAAAAGAACGAGGACGCTAACACTTTGAACCTCCAGTTCTATGGAGCTGATGATGAAGAGCAGACAAACGACCCTCTTTTTGCCATTGAGAACATTCCCATGGGAGGCTCGGGCGGTGGAGGTCCTGTCGCCACTATCAACTTCACCATCGTAAACCAAAACAAGGTTATTGCAGTAAACAGCGAGTTTATCCTTCAGCTCGACATCGACACGGAGGATGAGGTGGATCAGATTGTCATTGCTGACAAGACTACTGGCACTGCGTTGAAAACTGTGAACGAGCCTAAGCCTTCGGGTGGTCTGTATAATGTAGACCTTTCGGAGTACTTCAAGAACGCTTCAAATCAGAAGTTCAGCATCACTGTAAAGTCCGGCTCTCTCTCGCTTACCAAATCCCTCACTATCCGTGCCGTGGATGTGTCGGTGGCAAGTGTGCAGACGCTCGGCTATACTGCCGATACCGTTTTGCGTGTTGGTGGTGGTCAGACATCTATCAATGTTTACAAGTTCCCAAACAACGTTTCGTCTATCAATGCGACCGTTGAGGTGTATTACAATGGCGAATGGAAGGTGTTCCAGGAAAAGACTATTACATCTACAGCCACACAATCTGTAGTCATAAATCCTCGTGACCTCTTCGGAAATGGAGAAGTTGCTTTGACGCATAGCGTTCTTCCTATTCGCGTCCATGGAGTGGAAGCTGACTCGGGTGTTGTGGGCAACTACCTATACACTGGACTATTCGTAATTGACGACAATGCTATACTACCGTTGATTCTGATGAACTGGACTTGCGATGGAGAGGAAGCCACCGTAAAGCTCTTGCAGTCCGTTAGTGTGAATATTGCCATTTACGACCCGACAAAAGCTATGGGTTCGGCAGACTTCTTCGTCACGAACAGTAAGACTGGCACCAAGACCTTGCTTCGCTCGATCGAAACAAACCGCTCTATTGCACAGACTCTAACCTATCGTGTTGAGAATGTGGAATATGACGGCTCGGTATCATTGTCAATAAGTGGAGAGAACGGCAACGCTTCAACTCTGCTGCCGATGAAGTTTACCGTGAACGGAACGTTGCTCGCTATCAGTAGCATGGGCAATGCTGCTCTTGACATCAACCTCCGCAGACGCAGCAATTCGGATGTTGATAAGTCTATCAAGTCGTCATTTGTCAATGCGAGTGGTCAGACAGAGACTTTTGAGTTGAAGGTGTTTGGCTCAAACTATTCATCTAACGGCTTTGTGAAAGACTCATACGGCACATCACAGTATGGACAGGACAACGACCCCGGCATCATGGCACTTCGTGTAGCAGAGGATGTGACGGCTTCGCTTGATTATCCTCTTTTCGCAAATCAAAACGTAGAGACAAACGGTTCTGCTTTCCAAATGACATTCCAAGTGAAGAATGTCATGGATGATGATGCGGTTCTGTTGAAGTGTTTTGACGGAACGGTTGGCTTGTATATCAATGGAGGAAGTATCATCTTCACCACCGTAGGTGCAAATCCAACTGAGGCAGCAAGCACCGACTCTACCTCTATCCGCGCCAACTATACACAGGGAGAAGTTATCACGCTTGCTCTTGTGTTTGAGAAAGCCGGTGCTTCACCAAAGGCTGGTGTCGCCCTTGTCAAGATGTACATCAATGGTGAGGATGTTGGAGCTTGCTATTACAATACGGGACGCAGTGCGACTTACTCTGAGGCGACATTTGAGTTTGATGGCAAGTTTGCAGACCTTTATATCTACGACATCATGGCGTGGCGTACATTCTCTGATGACTACCGAAAAGTGTGGGAGGAGTACCTGCTCAAACTGTCGGACACTTCGACAATGATTAACGAGTACGAGGAGAACAACAGTATTATGGCCACACAGCAGATTACCGAGGAACCCACGCAGCTAATTGCAGCCAGCGGCAATCGTGTTCATGTGGAGACTGGTAACTACGAGCGTCCACAAGCCAACGCCCTCTTCAATATCGGTATACCGTATTTCGTCATCACGGCCAACCAAGAGGTCATCGATGCAGAAGGCTATACTTATGCAGACGAGAAGAATGGAGGCAATTTCCCTTCATGGTTGGAGTCAAGAACATCGGATAAGAAATCCACAATCTATGTGGACGTATATGCGTATTTCCCCGACAGACCTTGGCAAAACTTCGTAGCTTACAAGGTTCCGATTACCAACCAGGGAACAACCTCGTCAAAGCGTCCTATTAAGAACGTAAAGATGAAGTTCAAGAAAGCAAAGTCGATGGAGTTGCTGCATAAGCGCTCCGACTTTACCGATCCAAAGCAGTTGGCACTCTACGACATCTGTGCTGCAAACATCGCCAAGAGAAAGGTGCAGATTTACGATGAGAGTATTCCGACCAACATCATCACTGTAAAGGTGGACTATTCAGAGTCTGGTGGTGCGCATAACGGAGCCTCAACAGAGCTCTTCAACCTCGTTCAGCGTGCTCTCGGCAAGGACTATATGACCCCGGCGCAGATAGCATACGACTCGACGAACCCAAAGTACACGATGAACTCGTCTATCGACTCCATCCCGTGTGCTTTCTTCCGTACCGACACCACAGACCCGAAGAACGCTTATTTCCATTCTAAGGGAAACTGGAACCAAGACAAGGGTGATGCCGCTATCTACGGCTTTGAGAAATGTGCTGCATACAACGACAAATGCCTTAACTATGGCGACTTCAAGGAGGTTGTCGTTACTACCGTTGATGACGGAGTAAACAAGGCTGATTTGGTTACACAGAGGGCTGCTGCTTACGTTCTCGAGAACTTCTCTAAGATGAACGCATCCGTACCATACATCTTTACGGAGTTCTGCGGCCCGAACTATAAGGTGTATCGTGATAATGGCGAGGGTACGTTTGAGGAGGTGGACCCGGTAGCTTCGTTTGTTGAGACAACAGAGTCGGCAGAGCAGATGAAGACGCACCTCTCCGATTTTGACCTCAGCGCAACCTACCGCTATGACACTACGCCAGAGGCAGAGGGAGAGCATACTTATAAGTATTATCATTATGTGTCTAAGGGCTTCAAGGACACGACGGGTAGAATGTACTTCAATCAGACAACCCAACAATGGACGGTCACTGGCGATGTGCTTAACCCGGTCGAAAACTATGAAATCCTTACATACGATGATATGGCGTGGTTCAGAGGTATCAGCAAGCCTGCTGATATGATAAAGAAGGACAACCACTGGACGAACTACTTCGAGTCTCGTTATCCTGATGATGACGACCTTAATGACCTCTATGCGAATGGCGGTAGTTTTGTGCAGTGTGACTCTGTATCCGGAGCGACAACAACGGAATACTATTGGGATGCTGTGGACGAGAACAGCAAGCTCATAAACTCTGACGAGGGTATATCAAACCATAAGGAAGGCATTGTGTACAAGACAAAGGACGGCATCTATTGCAAGTATAAGAGTAGTTGCAAAAAGGTTCCGTATCAGCTTTTCCGTTGGCTTGAGTTCTGCCATCGCGCCGACTATGAGACTGGTAATCTCTCGTTGTGGAAGACCGACCTTTACAAGTACGCTAACCCATATTCGGTATTCTGTTACCACTGCTTTACAGACGTGCTGCTTGCAGTGGACCAGCGTTCCAAGAACATGATGTTGGGCTTTTACTTGGAGAAGGACGGAAGTGTGAGATTGTACCTCAATCACTTGTATGACGGTGATACGATTTTGACTTCCGATAACAACTGCGGTCTTACCGTACCGGTAGACCTCGACCCCGACTCCGAGGAGGCACGCAACTATTATGCAGGCTTTGGTTCTGTATTGTTCCGCAACAACTACCTTGGTGGTGGTCGTGTGCAGATAGATGCAGACGGTAATACTATCTCCTTGTCGCAAGTCTATAACGCTATGCGTTCCGTGCAGGTTAATGGTAACGCTCCATTCTCTGAGGCAGGATGCACATCGTTGTGGATAACCAAGCGTCTGTCAAAATGGGCAAAGCTCGTCAGCTCATTTGACCAGGAGAGAAAGTATGTGAACACAATGGCTTACGATGATACCTATCTGTACGCTATGCACGGCAGAGGAGTCCACATGCTTCCGCAGGTGTTCAAAAGACGCTTCCAACTCCGTGACGCATACTATGGCGGTCCGTCATTTGTGGCAGACCAGTATGGCTTCCGTGGAACGCCTAACTCGTCAGCTGGTATGAAGTTCACGTTCAAGGCTGCAGAGGCAGGCTATTTCACTCTTGGCATTGACGGTACTGATGAGTCGCGTCGTATGACAGCCGTTCATCTTGAAGCTGGAGAGAGCTACACTTTCTTCACAACACAGAAGACGGTCGGTAATTCATACCAGACATACTTTATCGGATGCTCCAACGTATCAGAGCTTGATGTTAGCGGCAACACCTTTGAGACAATGAACTTCACCGCTTTTACGAAGCTGAAGAAACTGACCATCGGTGGAGCTAACTACAATGCAGCGAGCGGAGTAATACCACAGACAAGGCTTGACCTCGGCAACATGCCGTACTTGGAGGAGATTGACGTCCGCAACCATCCGATAACGGCTGTTGATACATCCTACTGTCCTCGATTGACCAAAGTTCTCGCAGAGGGAAGCGGCTTGCAGACGATAACATTGGCTCAGACCTCCCGAGTAAACGTGCTGACTGCTCCGTCCTCTCTTACTGCATTGGAGTTCGTGAGCATCCCGAATTTGGAGTATACTGGGCTTAATGCAAAGACTGGCTTCCAAGTTCCGTCTTTCAAGGACGTTACGAGGGTTCGTATCGAGAATACGCCTAAGTTCAATCTTGCAAAACTCATTTCCGACGTTCTTGCAACAAGGACATCGATGTGGTACCTGCGAGTAGCGAACCAAAAGCTGGAAGGTGATGGCAAGGAGCTTGTCGGAGTTGTCAATGCGGATGTTCGTGGACTTGACATCAGCGGTAATGTGCAGACGAAGCCAATAATCAGCGGCAAGTACACCCTTACCGAGATACTTGAGGAAGCGGAGATAAAGGCTATAGAGAAAGGTATCGACGAGCTCACTTTGTTCACAGGTATTCTTGCTTACATTCACAATATTTCGTGGTATCTCGGAGGAGAATACGCAGAAGTTGGAGGCGATGTTCCTACAGAAGACAATATCAACGAGTGGTATTCTTACTACAATGGGGAAACCTATGATGAGTATGCAGCACGAGAACTTGGAACGAGCGGTTCTGACGGCTATAACGATGCGGACATTTCAATCTTCATCACTATGACAGCGGAAGACATCGCAAACAAGTACGGACAATGGAGCCTTGTGTTCCTTCCTAAGAGCATATAATAAACAACGCCACTCTTGAGATTTATATCTTGGGAGTGGCAAATTACCAACTTTTAAAATCACTAATCAGTATGGCATCAAATGCACAAGTAGTACAAAAATTGCGTGATGTAAAGGACGCGCAAGTACAAGCTCTTATTGACACGGGATTTAAGGACCTCTCAACATCGATGAGGGCGACGCTGTTTCCTGAGTACATTCAATGGGCTAACGGATTGCTGAGTATAGACTTGGCGGTAAACAGAAAGACGGACAACCAGGAGTTCTATTTTAAGATACTGGATGAGTCCACAATAAACACCACATCGGCAAATATATCCTCTGCCGTGACCAACGAATGGGCGCAGCTCTCTGCCGAAGAGCAGGGAAAGTTCCTTATCAGAGGCATCCGCATCCGTTCACATCATCAGTCTTTCGTGATGGCAGCAAACCGCTTTGCCAACAGTTCGTGGGGAAGCGCGTCACTGACAGTAACGAAAACGCAACATACGGATGCGCCAAAGGTGTATGCCGACTATGATGCCGAGGAATTGACGACCGCAATCCTCACAGCCCATCAGACAGCCGGATATGAAGCTCCAGCTGCAAGAGCGGTCAGAGAATACAAGGCTTTCTTGAAAGAAGGCGGTGACGAGCAGGATGATAACAGCGTATGGAACCTGCCGACCATCAACCAGGCGTGGGAGATTTACCGTTACCATATTGCTCTGCAGAACATTCTGACCGCAATGTGGGGTATTACCTTCAACTGGGGCGAGATACACACTTGCCAGTCGTTTTCTGCAAGTCAGTTTTGGCGAGTTAATACGCAGTGTGGTTACGCTTGGTACGACTCAAACAAATCAAACAACTATATTGTTGTGGCAATATCTAACAAATAAAAATAAAATTTATGACAGAAGCAGAGAAGTCAGCTATCTTGCTGAGAGTGAACAAAGAGAAGCAGATTGCAGCGTTGAAGAACGCAGGCATCGAGCTTGACATCGAGACCGCAACTGGAACGGACATTGCCAACGCAATGAAATGGGCTGGAGGATTGCTCGACCTTTGTGTGGCGGCTTACCACAAAGCGACAAAGCAGCTTACGTTCTTTACTAAACAGGAATGGAACGACCTTTCATCAAATAGTCGCTACGCTTACATCACGCTTGGTGTCCGCATCCGCGCCTACTCCCATCAGTGGATTATCGGCAAGGAAAATATGCTGAATGACACAGGCGGAAATACGCACCAGTGGGCAGTACAGAACGGATGGAACATAGACGAGCTGAAAGACTACAGTAACCCCAACGACGGAACAGTATGGGACGATTTCGATGGTGAGGGCAATACCGACAAGATTGTAGCCTACGCCAAAACTAACAACCGCTCGCATCCAGCCGCAGAGCGTGTTCGTGCCTACTCGCTATCTTCGGACGATCCTGCAGCCGGTAAATACTATCTGCCGTCTATTGCGCAAATGCGAACAATGACGAAGTACCGTGACGAGATTGACGAAATGATGACCCTTATCAGTGGTTCAACACTTATTAAGGATTGGTACTGGTCAAGTACCGAGTACTCGTCGAACAACGCATGGAGCGTGTACGTTAGTAGCGGTAACATAAGCAACAGCAACAGCAAGACTTACACGGTCAAGGTTCGTCCTTGTTTGAGTTGTGAAGCAATTTAATCTCTTTGTCTCTTTGTCCCTTTGACTCTTTGAAAACTTCCTCTCTTTCAGTGAGTTACCCGTTAGGGTGGCTCACTGTCTTTGAAGGCGAAAGAAAAGGCTCAAAGAGGATGAAGAGAAAGAATGTTAATATAATTAGCAGTCGTTAAGAAAGCAACGCTATTGAATGATATAAATTATGTAAAATTTAATTCCAAATTACGAAATGTTAAGTAAAGACTTGAAAATTTACAAAGATGTTCGTGCGCAGCTACTATGGCAGCAGAAGCGGAAAGTTAAATTCCCGAAAGACTATAAGTATGAGTTTGCGAACCAGATGTTTCTCACGCTTGTACATTGTCTCACTCTCATAAGACGCGCCAACTCAAATAAGCAGAGAAGGGTTCAGTATCTTGCCGAGTTGTTGGAGGAATTGGATGTGTATATGATGTATATCGGGTTGTGCGATGACCTGCACTTGTTGTCCAGAGAAAAGGAAATGCCAAAGGTGATTTTGGATTTGACGACTATAGCGCGTCAAGCGCAAGGTTGGTATAATGCATCATTAAAGGCGGCAAATACTTATGGAGGATAGAAGCAAAGAGCAGAATACCCAGAGTTGTGAAGCGCATGTTCACTTCACGAGTGAGGAATTATTAGATTTAATTGGCTCTCCCACCATTCCGGAACAGCGAATAGTCGTTGATTTCAGTGTGGTAAAGAATAAGGCAGCGGAGAGTGTTGCCGAGTACTCGTCGAACAACGCATGGAACGTGAACGTTAGTAACGGTAACATAAACAACAACAACAACAAGACTAACACGAACAAGGTTCGTCCTTGTTTGAGTTGTGAAGCAAATAATTCGATAATCTTCGACATACCCTTTAGTTCGATAGTGCTCGCTTTCTACGATTGCGAAATTAAGAAGAAAAGTACGAACAGCTACCAAAGGTTCCATATGCACAAAGAAGAAAGCCTTGTGGTTCTATGGCAGTCCATCGTGTATGGACAATACAAGACCTCGATGGCTACTGTGTTCATTATAGACTACCCAGTGCTTCGAGAGGTCTTTGCAGCAGCCTTCATTGACAGAGTTGTTCATCATTATATATGTATGCGTGTGAACCCATTGTTTGAATCCATGTTTGAGCAGATGGGAAATGTGTCAATGAATTGCCGAAAAGGTTACGGGCAATTTGTGGCACAAGAACGTGTCAAGAAGATGATGTACGACGTGTCCGAAGGCTACACAAAGGACTGCTGGATATATAAAGGTGACATCAAGTCTTTCTTCATGAGTATTGACCGAGACATTTTGTGGTCTTTGCTTGAGCCGTTCATCAGAGCTAATTATAAAGGCGATGATTTGGAGTGCCTCATCTACTTAATGAGGATTACGTTATATGACAATCCTATCAACAACTGCCGTAAGTTGTCAGCACCAGAGTTGTGGGAGGCGTTGCCGAAGAACAAGAGTTCTTTCTTTGCACCGAAAGGAAAGAGTTTGCAAATCGGGCGCTTTCCTTCGCAGCTTGAAGCCAACTTTTATGCTGCTGTTATGGACTGGTTTATAATGTACATCCTCGGCTTTAAGGACTATGTGAGGTTTGTTGATGACTTTGTCATTATGTCGCAAAATCGTGAATTGCTGATGTCGGCAGACAAGAAGATAGATGCTTTCTTACGAGAGAAGCTGCTGATACAGCTTCACCCGATGAAGAAGTACTTCCAGCATTACACGAAAGGCGTGCTGTTTGTCGGTGCTATGATACTTCCTGGAAGAACATACATCAGCAACAGAACGCGAGCGCATCTGATTGACACGATATACAAGTATAACAAGCTGCTGAAGGAAGGAAAGGCCGAGAAGAACGCAGAACATTTCGTTCAATCGCTTAACTCATTCTTTGGCATGATGCGCCATCACAACTCCTATGGAGTGCGCCGGCAAGCCGTGAACAAGATAGATGAAGGATGGTTCCAGTACTTTTACATTCAAGGACACTTCGAGGTGTTCAAACTAAAGAAACAATTTAAACCTGTCGAGCAGGTGCGGAGAACGATGCGCAAGTGTGGTTCAACCGTATTCCTCGACCAACTAATGTTAGGCATAGCATGAATAAGAATTTCGTTCCATTACAACAACTCCCCAATGGCCAGTGGCTCGCAACCTTTTGTCTGTATCACAGAAATGTGTTTACTGACGAGGTTCGCCCTCGCCATCATCAAGTGCAGTTCACCAATAAGCCGACCGTAGAAATGTTGAAGCGCAGGCTTCGCACATTCAGATTGGCTTATCCGGATGAACTCGAATTCGATGTAGAAAAGTTCGATTTCTCACCATATCTAATTTATTGAGTTATGAAGAAGTTTTATAAGGAAATATCGGCACTACTGGAGTCTGTGCCGTCCGATAAGTACATACACTACAATGTGTGTTTGCTTATCGCGTGTGCTTTGATGCGCACACTACCGCTCCCAACATGGCTGCGATATGTGGTTGCCGTGACTGTAACGGTCATCGTCGGAGTAGGGAAAGAGGTCTATGACTACTTTGACTATGGGCTGTTTGACAAGAAGGATCTTCTTGCAGATTGCGTCGGAGCTGTAACTGGCGCAACGCTCGGAATATAGAAATACCTTTAGGAATGTGAATAACTATGGAGGTTTGCGGTTCGTGAGAATAGCACACCTTAAAAAAATATTGCAAATATGATAAATTAACAATATCTAAAACTTGCATAATTGATAAATTATCACTATCTTTGCAATAGCAAATAAGATAAAAACAACAACTAAAAAGTAACTTCCGTATGAAGAAGATAATGAAAACCTATTTTAGCGCAGATACAGTAAGTGCAGTATTCGCACTACTCGTGTTCGCATGTACAGTATTAGCACTCGTATCGCACTTGCTAATCGGAGCAGGAGCCTTTGCATTTTTCGTGGAGCTTGTGTTGTGCGTTATGGGCTGGAACCTTGTTGCAGCCGTCTATGACGAAAACCGTAAAGAATTAATGAATTTCCAAGATAAATGAATGTAATAGCAAACTTTTTATTGTACTTCTTGATGCTCTACCTTGCCGGTGGAGCATTGGCTTTGTTGATTATGGTGTACCGATGTCGCAAGGCGTGGACCGAACTGGACAAGCCTGTTGCTTTCCGTAAGATGATGTTTGTGTCATTTTTGGTTAGCTGGTTCTACGTTATTGATGTCGTGTGCTATGTTGTATGTAATTTTATAAATAAACAAAACGAGAAACTTAAGAAATGATAAACAGAATTAAATTGGCAGTGGCGGTTCTCTTTGCGAGACGCTCTGTAGTTATTATTGATGAAGGAGAAACCGCTGTTCAGTACACACAGGGTCTTGAAGACAACGAGGTGGCAGAACTTAAAAGTCTTGACTTTGTAGAGTAGTCGGCTTGGTACACCGGATATTAAAAAGTGTTTTATATGGTAAAGATTGACAGCGATTTATTCAGCAGAGACATCGATCTTGTAAAAGACGAGCTTAACAAAAGAAGTTGGCTTCCGTTTATTACAAAGTCGATGGTTTTGCGTTTGTTCACAAACCTAACCAACAGATGGTTAGACACATACCGCAAACAGCGGCATGAGGATAGTGAGAAAGTGCTTCATCGTATGAAGGAGCTTGAGAAACTTTATGAAGAGAGAGAGCAGCAGCGCGAAGAAGAGCTGCGCAATACACTCTATACTCTGAAAAAAGTTTTTGTGTCAAGTTCAAGCAAGGCTTTCTGTAAGGGAGTATGCAAGGAGCGTTCAAATTGGGACAATGGCTATGTTTGCTCATGCAACAGACATAGTCGTTACGTGAAATCCATCGAAGTACAATTTGACTCCTATATGGAGAAAAACGTGGAACGAATTATTCAAGAATATAAAGACAGTCCAAAATGGAAAAATCAAAGCAAATAATAAGTCCGCGAAATCAATTTAACTGGATGCCTGAGATTGAGTTAAAAGAACTGGGTATCTGCAAGCATCCTAAGCCTGCCGACAAGACTTCTATCGGTTACGACCTATATGTACCGAGGGGCATATTCATTGAGCCCCATTCGAGAACTATCGTACCGACAAATGTTTCACTGAACTTGCCTCTTTGCGTAGAAGCGAAAGTTGAGCCAAGAAGCGGCTTCTCTGCTAAAGGTATGGAAGGCTATGGTACTCGAAAGGTGTGGAAGCGTATTTTCGGCATCATACCTTGGCGTTTCACGGAGACTGGCGTTATGCGCTTCAATGCCGACGTTATTAACGGCAAGATAGACCCTGGATATAAAGGAAATATCGGTGTTATCATAAAGAATGACGATGATCGAGGGTTTATCCTTAAAGAAGGCACACGAGTTGCACAGCTGACTTTCTATCGCACTCTTCACCCTCGTTTCAAGGTTGTGGAAGAGCTTTCGTGTAATGACAGAGGTGGTGGCTTCGGACATTCGGGCAGCTCAGATTCTAAGTAGCAAAGAGCTTTCTCATCTGACAAAGGAGTAGTATGACTGAACCGTGCTGTTCACCATATTGCTCCTTATATTTTTTAATAAAAGGTGTATTTGTAGCTACCTTTGAAGAAAAATCAAGCAGTATGAACGTTATCCTCCAATACATCACGAGATTCCTGCGTAGTTACGACTATGCGAGCATTAAGGAGTTTGCGCTCTCCTTGTGTCCCTCATTCAAATATAACCTCCAAATGCCCACGTCTGTCATAAGCCTCATCCTCGCTTTCTCAAGCAAGTATCTCGGTATCGGTCCTATCATTGTTCTTGCAATGTTTGTAGCTGTCATTACCGAGACGATTACTGGTATAAAGGCAAGCAAAACACTTGGAAAGAAGTTCGAGAGCTTCCGATTCAGCAGATGTGTTATCAAAGTAGCGATTTGGATGATATTGGTGTTTATTGCCAACTCGTTCGCTTTGGAGTGCGAGTCCAGGAGTGCTTGGATAGATGCCCTTGGAGCTGTGTTCTTCGATATAGTTAGGCTGTTTGTGCTTATCTATTTCGTAATAGAGTATTTTATCTCCATATTAGAAAATCTTGCTGTTATAGATGGCAGGCCCAAGACGGAGTTTACAGATGCCCTACAGGCTTTGTGGAAAACTGTTGTTGAACTTTGCAAATCTAAAATTTCAAAATAGTT